TGTTCTTGTAGGCGTTGCCTTAAGATGTTTGATCCGCCGACTCGAACGTTGATAATACCGTTATAGTATTCATCTGTTTCGAGTACTCGGCGTTCAAATTGTTCTCTAGCCTCTAGGTATGACATTTCTGCCTTGGATTTGCAAAGATAAAGTATTTCTCTTGTGAATTTTTCCGGACCTAATGTTTGAACATCTGCGTTTAACTTATCTGATGACCCCCAATAGTCGCGCCAATCGCTTTCAACTACGGATCTTCTTTTAAGTTTTTTGCCTTTAAGTGGTGGTTTGGTCTTTTTAAACTGTGCTAGTTTTTTGCCTATATATTTTTGCCCGGTTGAGATATTAGTAATCAAATAAACAAAGCCAATGTAGCCTTCGGGTATTTCTTCTATTGTTTGATTTTGATAACACCACTTCATCAATTATGTAGCGTTGTTATTTTTTTGTGCCTTTAAAATTGATTCCTTGTATTTCGGTGATTTGACTTTTGGTTTTACTGATCTAACTGCCTGTATTTCGTCGCGTCTAATTGATGCTAGCCTTCTAATTTCACTTAGTAATCGTCGTGTCTCTATACCAGCTACATGCGTTTGTCTATTTTCCCATTCTTGATTTTTTTTAAAATAGGCATGAACTGTTTTTAACAATAAGTTATGGATATCTTCACTCATCTATAATTTCTAAATCATTAGCGTAGCTGGTAAATCCATTTTCTTTAATAACCTTAAGAACATTATTGACACGACCGATGAGTTCATCTTTATGACTAATTAAGAAAATATTTTTTTGTCGTTCTCTACTCATTTTCTTTAGTACACCCAGCGCATTTTCTACGCCAGCCGCATCTAGTCCATTATCTACCAACTCGTCAATAAACAATAAGTTGATATTTTGATATAAACTTTCCCATACATCTTTGAAGCTCCATGATAATCCTAAGATTAATCTGTTACGCTCCCCTCTAGATAAATTGTCAAAGTCTAAGTCTTGACCTAATTGAGTAATTTCTACACTTAGATCATTTTGAAATAGCACAGAATGTGGTAGACCCATTTTATCTAGATAATAAGTGAGTCGATTATTCAAATACGCTAAATTCTGATCAATAATTTTTTTACGTATAAAACTATCTTTACTAGTTAATAATTTCAGTAAAAATTCTTGATGATCTTTTAAGGTTGTTAATGTGTTGATGTTATCCCAAGAAATTTCTTGAATGGCAGTATTTCTTAAGTCGTCAATTTGTTCTTGATAAGGATCAATTTCATTTTGTCTTATAGACAAGGCATTTTCTAAACTGGTCAAATTGTTTTGATGTTTTAACGCTTCTTCTACTGTATCATAATATGTTTGCGGCCTACCGTTAATATCACCAATTTCTTCTAACTCTTGAATAACAGTAGCATAGCTGTCAGATATACTTTGTAGATATACAAATGCATCGTCTAAATTCTTTTCGGCTTGAGTAATTAATTCTTTATGACTAATTGTGTGTAAGCCTTGTTTACACATCGGGCACTCATTGTTTTTTAGTTGTTCAACTTCGTGCTTATATTTGCTTACTTGTTTGTCAGCTTGTATAACAGCAGTTTCTAATGTGGCCTTTTCTTTATTAAGGCTTTTAATTTTAGCAGACAATTCGTCGTAAATTTTTAACTTAGCATGTTGTTGAATTTCTTTTTCAATATCAACTGCCTGTAGTTCAATAATACTGTCGGCAATTTTTTCGCAATCTTCTCGTTGTTGCTTTAGCCATGCTTTTTGTCTAGTCAGCAATCCGTCAATACTTTGTTGTATTTTATCATTGGATTTTTTAGTTGCTTCGATATTGGCATTTTCTTGAACAATCGATTCTTTTGTAATTCGAATTTGTTCTTTCAAAGATTCGGCTTTTTCACTAAGGAGTGTAATGCCTAATAATTGTTCAATAATTTCTCGTTGTTCATTAGCTTTAAGACTTAGGAATGGTTCTGTATAAGTGTTTAACGCAACAATATGTTTGAACATATCGTGACTCATTCCTAGCAACTCGTCGATATCCTTTTGAGTTTCTCGCATATCACCTTGAGCATCGTCAGTTTCGCCCGCGGCTTGCTCAGTGTCATTTATATAAAACTTCATTACACTGGGTTTTCGACCCCGCTCAATTCGATATTTGTTACCATTTTTTTCAAAGCTGAGTGTGACTAACATATTTTTATTGTTAATCTTATTAATAAGATTGTCTTTTTTAATATTAGTCAGTGCGTTACCAAACAATGAAAAACTAAGGGCATTGATAATAGTAGTCTTTCCTGTTCCGTTGCGACTACCACCGTCGTCACCGCCCATATCTAAATTTTCTCCAAGCACTAAAGTTAAATTTTCTTTGCTAAAATCCACAGCCTGAGTTTGGTTACCCACACTCATAAAGTTTTTTACTGTTAATTCTTTTAATTTTATACTCATAGACTGTTATAAATGTTTAATAATACCTTGCTGTCAAAGTTATCACTTTGAATGTTTATTAGTTGATTGCTTACAATTTGATCAACACTTTCAAATGATTGAATATCTATATCAGTGTTAATTTCAAGTTCTTTCTTTTCTGGTATTAGTGTGAGTTCTCTAATGTCATAATCGGACATAAATTTTTCTTTAATAAAGCTGGCTTCTTCATAGCTAATATCAATATCTAAACTTACTCGCAGATGCTGTTTAGGTTTAATAATGTCGTCGGCTTTGTCAATAAGTTCACTTAATTTAATAGTTCTAAACGTTGGCTGTCCTGGCCATACAACAAATTGCGGCTTTTTACCCCATTCTAAAATAGTCATGCCTCGGTCATCATCCCATGTGTCGGCATAGTTATGGGGAAACGCATTACCGATATAGACAATATTTTTCTTTGATTGTCTTTTATGAAAATGACCACTAAAAACTAGTTCGGCATTTTTCATATGATCGGCTTGGAGCTCACCGTGATCTGGCATTTGTACCATAGCATTCATCATGAACAGAGGAAGTTCAAAATGACCAAATACGTATTGGCTTTTTAGCTTCTCCATTTTTTTCCATTCCTCACCTACTAACCAAGGACACATAGTAACATCGCCTGTGGTAGTGGGCTTGTGAATGATTTCGATACCGGGAACGTACTTGCCAAATTCAACAGAATGAATGTCACGTTTGTCTTTGTAATAAAGGTCGTGATTACCGGGGAAGAAAAAGAATTGATTAAAGGCTTTACCGAGCTTTTCCAGTGCTCGGAGACTGTAATCCATAGTGGTAATGTTTAATGAATTACGATTATGATGCCAGTCTCCGAGAAAAAATCCTGTGTCACATCCAGCCTTTTTAGCTTCAAGAATAAACCAATCTACAAAATCTTCGCAATCTTGATTGTGTACGTGACTGTTACTCTTTAGTCCAAAATGTATATCAGTAAAAAATGCTGCTTTTTTAAATAAACTCAATGTGTGTCCCCTTACTGATGTATAGTATGATCATTCATCTGAATTGTCATTTCTTTTGACTGAGTTAGCCCAATCACCTTCGCCTGTTCTAGTGTAACTTGGGTTCATACCGTTAATTTCTAACAAGTCGTCTCGAATGTTTTGATTTCGTTTTTCAATATTAATAACTCTGACAAAACTGTTAGTAACGGCTGCGGTAAAATATGCGAAAGGATTATTAGATTTGCTTTCGTCGAATTGAAGACCAATTTGTGTAAGTTGAAGAATGGCCTGTCCTTTCATTTCATCATTGTATGTATAACCACGAACGTTACCTCGCGTTGCATATCTTTCACATAGTTTGATATACATTCTAGCTAGATTAGGAGTAATTTCTCCGTGATCCTTTGAAAATTTTCCTTTGGTTAAACTGCCCTTCCAGTGACTTTTGCCTACACATTCTATAATGTCTTGCTCATTAAATTTCCAGTGTTGGAATGGCGGAAAATTAACTTTGTCTCTATGATCGGCTGTAGTTTTAGGATTTTTCTTTCTAGTGTTATTAAGAGGAATATGATCAAATGTCATAATTCGAAACACTAAATCAGTTTTTAGGATTTTTTTGTAATCAACTTCGCAATCAGCTTGTTTTACTTTTTCACCAGCTGATTTTCGACGTTCGTATTCTTCTTGCCCTAATCTTTTGGCTCTATTACGCTTTGCTTCAGCGATCGTTCTTATGTTTATTTTTTCTAAATTAGGAAGAATTATATCATATTGGTGATATGATGGTTGTTCAAAAGAGCAAAATGTGTTCTTGCTTTTGTGTATTTCTTCTAGTAAATCCTTGTTGTTTAAGTAGTTAACTTTCATAATATTCCTTGGTTACATAGTATAATGTATGTACATAATTTTGTCAACTAAATAGAATATCAAAGGAGATTTTATGCCAATTGATATTGTAAAAAGCGCAGTTAATACAGCTACTCAAGTTGCCGGAAGTGCTTTAGGAGCAGTAAATGGTGCTTTGGGTCAAGCAAGTAGCGCCTTTCAAACAGCAGGCAAACTTGCCAGCGCACTTAGTAATTTATCTAATCCCGCAGCGCTGATATCCGCATTACGAAGCAAAAATGTAAGCTCTGGAGGAGGAACTGCTGGTACAGCTAGTGCCACCGCATCATTTAGCGGAAGTGATGCTTCAAATGATTGGCGAGTTAGATTAGATGTGCCTGATGTATTCAAAAGCAGCCCAGTGTTGTCTCCCCTAAGACAAGCTGGTGGATTAATATTTCCTTATACTCCATCTATATCTATATCAAGCAGCGCCATTTATGATGAACAACAATTGACGCATCAGAACTATGCTTTCATCTATTACAATAGCAGTCGAGCAGACACAATACAAATTAGTGCGCCATTCCATGTTGAAGATTCTGCTCAGGGAGCCTATTGGCTAGCTGCTGTTCATATGTTAAGAAGCTGTACAAAAATGTTTACAGGTGCTAGTCAGAATCAAGGTAATCCGCCCCCAATATTAAAATTAAACGGATACGGAGATTATGTTTTTAAGAATATACCAGTAGTTTTAAAAAGTTTTTCAATTGATTTGCCGCAGGATGTTAGTTACATTAACTGTTCAGCATCAGCTGGGCAAACAGGTGCCGGATCTGGCGGAGGCCCATTAGCATCGATTGCTGGTATTGCTTCGGGCGCCACAGCATTAGCTGGTCTAGCTGGCGCAGTTGGAAATAATAAATTAGCTAACACATTGGGTAAAGTTGGAGCTGTTGGCGGCGCTATTGCTGGTATCGGAAATATACTTACTAGCAAACCTGGAGAAGCTACATTAGGTCCTGCTGGTAATAGTTGGGTACCAGTAAAAAGCACTATGACATTAACACTTCAGCCTATATACAGCAGAGAAAATATGCGTAGGTTTAGTTTACAAGATTTTGTAAACGGAAAATATGTCAAAGACGGAGGCTATGTATAATGGCTACATATTCATCTTCTAGTCCTTGGTTTAATACAAACATTGTTCAAAATTATTTAGATATACTTACTATCAGACCTGTAGCAGCCGAGGCTGATGATTTTGTATATACTATTGAACCTCAATATACTCACAGACCAGATTTGTTAGCATATGATTTATATGGAACAAATAGATTGTGGTGGGTGTTTATTCAAAGAAATTTAGACAAACTACAAGATCCCATTTATGATTTTGTGCCTGGAGTGGAAATTTATATTCCAAAAAAAGCAGGCCTGTTAAAAGTTTTAGGAATTTAATATGGCTTCTTTTGATTTTAAATCTGCTGCTACAACATTAACTAGCGTGGCAAATAAAACTTTGTCTAGTAGCGGCCTTGCTCAAGGATTAAGCGCAGCAGCCGGATCATTGGCAGGAGCAGTAAATCAATTTAAAAGCGGAATACCCCCAGGACTTAATAGCATTACTTCGGCAATCCCTGGACTTGCTGGTATCCAAAGTGCATTAGAAAATGCTAAAAGCAGTATTACTAATTTTGGAAATTTATTTGATAACGCAACAAAAAATGTAACAATAGAGAGTTCAGGATTGGCTGCTGGTGATAGACTACCTAATGTATTACATTATTATAGTTCTTTCAATTATATTTTTACTCTCAGTGTCTTAGATGATTATAGTATTAATTTTCCAAACGAAACATACAGAAGAGGGCAAGTTGGATCAATAATTTTAAAAAGCGGCAGTGGCAATCCAGATGATAGAATTCCTTTAAGTTACAAAACTGATTACAACAAACAGGGCGGGTTTGAATTCTTTATGGATAACTTAGAACTCAAAGGCGCATACGGATTTGAAAAAGCTACTGGAAATACAAATACCACTGCAATATCATTTAAAGTGATTGAACCTTATAGTATGGGACTATTCTTTGAAACATTACAGGCGGCCGCAGCTCAAGCAGGTCACCCTAATTACACTCAAGTTCCCATATTATTGTCTATAGAATTTAAAGGTCATTTAGGATCCAATCAACAAAATGTACAAATAGACAATGCTAATGTGCGAATACCTTTAAAAATAATGACAGTAGGTATGAAAGTTACAGGGAAAGGTTGCGAGTACGATGTTCAAGCATATCCGTGGAATGAGCAAGGATATGGCAGCGTTTACAGTAGATTAAAAAGTGACGTTAGCATAGTAGGAAAAACTGTAATAGAAATGTTACAAACCGGCGAAGACAGTTTACAATATAATCTTAACAGATGGTTAGCAGAAGCACAACGACGTAAAGATGTAAATGTACCTGATCAAATTTTAATTAGTTTTCCTAACGATCTTAAATCAGGAGATTCAGTGTCACCACCTCCTGCAAATTCAGCAACTGTTAATCCAAATACAGTTTCTAGTGGTGGCGACTTTTATGGAAAGTTGGGGCTTAAAGGCAACAAAGGAAAGTATAATACTACCCAAGTTCAAATCGAAACAACAGTAAATGATATAGGCAAGAGTGGTTTAGGATTTAGTTTATTTGACAAAGGAACTACTCCCTTTGCTAAAGATAATTTTGTATTTGATCAAGATAAAGGTGTATGGGTTAGAGGCAACATGTCTATTAATCCTAAGGAAAGTGCTTTTCAATTTAAACAAGGTAGCGACATTATTAACACAATTAATCAAGTTATATTAATGAGTGATTACGGTAGGACTGCACTTCAGCAGGTCAAAAATGGTATGATACAGTGGTGGAGAATAGAAGCACAGACCTATAATATACCTTCAGATGAAAATTTAAAGAAAACAGGTATTAAACCTAGATTAATTGTATACAGAGTAATTCCCTACTTAGTTAGTCAAAGTCAGTTTTTACCGCCGAACACTGCTCCGGACGGAGTAAAAAAGATTGATAAAGATGTTGTAAAAGAGTATGAATATATCTATACAGGACAAAATACAGATATTATAGATTGGGATATTGAATTTAGAAATAGCTTTTATAGATCTTTAAATGCCGATGGTACTGCAAATAATGAAGGTGTTGATAGACAAAGTAATAATGCTGGTGCTGCACCAGATAAAGACGCTCCACATGCCCCATCTCCTGAAGGTGCAGCCCCAACTAAAAAAGAGCTACCTACTATTGTTATGAAAGATGGAGTGATTACTGGAACTGCTCATAAAGGTGGCGGCGGCCTAGACGACAAGGCTAGCCAAGCAGCAAGGCAGTTTCATGATGCAATTACAGCAGGAACAGATATGATTGGTTTAAATTTAACCATTCTAGGTGATCCTTATTATATAGGAGATAGCGGCTGGGGAAATTATTCTGCCGCTAAAACTGATAATCCTTTTGTAAACGCAGATAGCAAACTTGATTGGCAGAGAGGTGAAGTTTACATTAAGGTAATGTTTAAAAGCCCAGTTGATATTAATCAAAAAACTGGCATGTATGACTTACAGACCACAATTCCTTTAAGTTTGTTTAGTGGTTTGTACAAGGTAAGAGAAGTAACATCTTCTTTTACAAGAGGAAAATTTGTACAACAACTTCAATTATATAGAATGGTCAATCAAAATAATCCTGCTCCTAACAAACCTGTTATTGCAACGGGCAGTAGTTTTTCTATTCCGGGAGTACAGGTATTTGATGACGGATCAACATTACAAACGTTTGATGACGGATCAACTCTAGCAGTTGGCACCGATGGCAGCGTAACTTCAACACCAGCATCAGGATAATTATGTCAGAAGATACTAGATATGCTCAAGGCACTGAGCCAGAAGTTAGTCCAGGACCCCACTTAGCAAAAATTGTTAGTTATGTGGATCCTGATTACATGGGTCGATTACAAGTACAAATAATGCGAGAAGTGGGTAATAATCCAGCTAGTTCAACTGAATTGCGATATGCTTATTATTCTAGTCCGTATTTTGGATATACTAACATTGATTTTAACGGTAAAGATCCTGATGATTACGATAATACTCAAAAAGCTTTTGGAATGTGGGGAATACCTCCCACAGTAGGCACATTTGTTATTGTAGTTTCTATTGACGGAGATCCAAAAAAGACCTATGTAATAGGTTGTATTCAAGATGAAGGAGTGAATTTTAGTGTCCCAGGACATGCTGCTACATCATTCGTTACTGAAGAAAGCAAAAAGACCGACAAAGAACGTGTACCAGTAGCTGAAATAAACAAAAAAGCCAGAGATGTAACTGGCGACACTACAATGATATCTAAGCCAGCTAGTCCACTAGAAGAAATTTTTGACAATCAAGGTTTACTTGAAGATGATATACGTGGTATTACTACTAGTAGTGCTAGAAGAGAAGTTCCGTCGTCAGTGTTTGGTATTTCAACTCCTGGCCCAGAAGATAAAAAAGGTAAACGGTCAAGTCAGGGTAAAGTAGAAAGTCTAGCACTAGGTACTTTTGTTAGTAGATTACCTGGGTCTACTTTTGTCATGGATGACGGTGACGATAAATTTATTAGAATGACTAATGCTTCCGAAGGACCTCCTGAGTATGAAGCAGTAGAACAGTTGTCAAAAGGACAAACACCTACAGGTGATGTTCATATACCACACAATGAACTTATTAGATTGCGTACTAGAACCGGACATCAAATTCTATTACACAATTCAGAAGATTTAATTTATATTGGAAATGCTAGGGGAACCGCGTGGATAGAACTAAGCAGCGACGGCAAAATTGATATTTTTGCTGAAGATAGTATTAGCGTTCATACTAAACAAGATTTAAATTTTTTTGCTGACAGAGACATTAACATTGAAGCTGGAAGAAATTTGAACATTAAAGTAGCGCAAGAAATGCACACTCAAACTGGCGCAGATCAAATTATTATAATTGACGGTAATCAAAAAATTCATGTAAAACAAAAAGTTGATGTAACGTATGATACTGAATTTTTACATCATGTCCAAGGAGATGTTAATATTAATTTTGATTCTAACTATATTCACACTGTTGGCGGCAATCTTGATATAAGTGTTGGCGGAGACAGTAAAATTAGTTCCGGCGGCGGAATGTCTATGAACAGCGGCGGAGATAATAATCTAACAGCAGGCGGCTCTACTAATCTAAAAAGCGGAGGGCAACATATTGAAACAGCTAGTGCTATTCATATGAATGGACCTGGAGCTGCTGAAGCTGAGGCCGCGTCGACTGCTAGTCAAGCTGAGCTACCATTACCATTAAAAACTCATAGTGTTCCAGACCAAGAAGGCAGTGAATTAGTTCAGACCATTATGCGTAGGCTACCAATTCACGAACCGTGGCCGCATCACGAAAATTTAGATCCTGTTCAATTTAAACCTGATCAATTAGATCGCGATATTGATGGCAGGTACGAAGAAAACAGTGATAGTATTCTTGTAACACCTGAATATTTTAAAAAGTATACAACAATTACCGATACGTTTGCTAAAATTAAGGGCGATGATAGCCAAGAAGCTGAAGAATAAATATTAAACTATGACAGCAAGCCAAAGATTATATGATAAAATTGTTGTACCGGGCCCAGCAGGTAGAAGCAATGTACCCGGAGCTAAAACATACAAAGGTTTTAGCACTATTTCTGGATCTAAAAATGTTGGCCTGTATGATTTTAATTTAATTAAACAGGATTTACTAAATCATTTTCACATAAGACAAGGTGAAAAATTAAGTGATCCAACGTTTGGCACTATAATTTGGGATGTTTTGTTTGAGCCTTTAACAGAAGATTTAAAAAGTGTTATTATTAAAAATGTTGAAGATATTGTAAACTATGATCCGCGTGTAATAGCTAATAATGTAACAGTAACTACTTACGAAAGCGGAATACAAATTGAATGCGAATTAACATATTTGCCCTACAATATTCAAGAAGCATTAACTTTTAGGTTCGATCAAGCTAACGGCCTACTAGGTTAATAAACTACCCACTTAATAAATTTCAATAAATATCTGTATAATAGGAAGCAGATATGTCAGCAACAGACCGTCAAAATAGATTATTAGTAGCCGAAGACTGGAAACGAATTTATCAAAGTTTTCGTAACGCCGACTTTCAAAGTTATGATTTTGAAAATCTTCGTCGTGTTATGATTTCTTACATCAGAGAAAATTATCCAGAAGATTTTAATGACTATATTGAAAGTTCTGAGTATCTAGCGTTAATTGATCTTATAGCGTTCTTAGGACAAAATATCAGTTTTAGAGCTGATTTAAATGCTCGTGAGAATTTTTTAGAATTAGCAGAACGCAGAGAAAGCGTTTTAAGATTATCTAGGCTTTTAAGTTATAAAGCTAAAAGAAACATAGCTGCCAGCGGATTGTTAAAATTTGCAGCAATTCAAACTACTCAAAATGTTTATGATAGCAACGGCAGAAATCTTAGCGGACAAACTGTTATTTGGAATGATCCTGCTAATTTAAATTGGTATGACCAGTTTATAAAAGTTTTAAATTCAGCACTGCCTTCCGGAAGGCAATTTGGAAATCCTGATGCAAAGGATAACATTTACGGAATTCCTACCGAACAGTATAGATTCCAAGCGATCAATAATGATGTTCCGATCTATAGTTTTAATAAAACAGTTGACGGTAGACAAATGAACTTTGAAGTTGTAAGCACATCATTTAGCGGCAAATCTGAAATTTATGAAGAGCCGCCTAGTATTGCTAATAGATTGAGTTTTGTTTATAGAGACGACGGTAAAGGCAATAACAGTTCTAATACTGGATTCTTTTTAATGTTTAAAGAAGGTCTATTAAATCAAGGAACATTTAATATTTCACAACCTGCTACAGATGAAACAGTTGATGTGGATGCTGTAAACATTAACAATTCTGATATATGGTTATATAGATTAGATCAAAACGGACTAGAATCAGAATACTGGGCACAAGTACCAAGTTTCGAAGGTAATAATATTATCTATAACAGCCTTAACAAAAGCATAAGAAATATATACGGTGTTGTTACCCGAGCAGAAGATAGAGTCAGTTTAATTTTTAGCGATGGTGTTTTTGGAAATTTACCGTTAGGAAATTTTAGAGTATATTATAGAGTTAGTAATGGACTTAATTATACAATAAATCCTAGAGATATTAAAAACGTTACAATTGATATTCCTTATATTAGCAGTACCGGTCAGGCCGAAACTTTAACGATTACTCTAAGTTTACAATCTAGTGTTAGTAATAGTTCACCTACTGAATCAAACGATTCTATTAAAGCAAGAGCTCCTGCTACTTACTATACTCAAAACAGAATGATTACCGCAGAGGATTATAATATTAGTCCTTTAAGTGTAAATCAAGAAATAGCAAAAATTAAAGCAGTTAATAGAAGTGCTAGCGGTATTAGCAGATTTTTTGATTTAGTAGATCCAACAGGAAAGTATAGTAAGACAAATCTATTTGCCGATGACGGTATTGTTTATAAACAAGAATACACTGACAGTTTTAAATTTAACTATTCAACAAGAACAGACATTGAAGCTGTGATCTATAATCAAGTCACTGATGTTTTAAAAAAATTAAATTTAAAACATTTTTACTATGATAACTTTAATAGAGAAAATATTGAACTTACCTTGCCAGGTATTAAATGGTTTAATCAAACAACAGATACTAATCAAAGTTCTGGATATCTCAAAGACACAAACATTTTAACTGTTCAAAAGTTAGGAACATACACTTCTAGTCTTTTAAGATTTTTTACAGTTGGAGCGCTGGTAAAATTTACAGCGCCTACAGGATATCATTTCGATAAAAACAATAATAATGCAATTACTTTAAGTACTAATCCTCTACCAGCAGGTTCTTCAAATTTTATTTGGTGTAAAGTTGTAAATGTGTACGGAGACGGAACTAATAATGGAACAGGTCTATTGCCAGACGGTGTAACAGGCACAGTTCTTTTAAATGATATCGTTCCAAGCACTTCTACTTTACAACCTACATTGTCTGAAATAATTCCTGCGTGGAAAACTTCATTATCTACTGACACAGTGTCATCGATGGTTGATTTAATTTTTGATAATAAACCGTTTGGTTTAAGATATGATACAAGTACTAGATCATGGAAGATTATTTTAGAAAGTAACTTAAATGTTAATGGCGCTTTTAGTTTAGGTAGGCAAGGGGATATAACAAATCAAAAAGTTGATCGTAGTTGGTTATTATTGTTTACCACTGACACAGAAAATTATACAGTTACTTCTCGTCTTTCTAGATATATCTTCGAAAGCGATAAACAAATTAGATTCTTTTTTGATTCAAGTGATAAAATTTATGATACAAGAAATAATACTGTGGTCAAAGATCAAATAAAAATATTGAGTATTAATATTGATCCGTCTATACCCGGTAATACTACTCCATTTACCTTTGACAGAAATTGGGAAATTCTTGAAGAATATAAAGGCATAGATGGATATGTTGATTCTAAAAAGATTGAAATTACTTTTAGTGATATAGACGACGACGGTGTTGTTGACGATCCAAACTTGTTTGATGAAATAGTAGCCAATGACAGTTATATTATTTTAGAAAAATATTCAATCAATCAAGGTTTAGAAGATTATAGATATATTAAAAATGATAATTTAGTCTATATTGCTCAAAATGAATCGTTAGTGCCTAGTGCTAAAAAAGTAGCTGGTAATTATTTTTATTCTATCGACGATGGCTTACTGTATCAATATAACATTGGATTGTCTTATGATGTTAGTTTAGATTACAAAGTCTATAATGGTAGAGATAATTTAAAATTTCAATATATTCATAATGCTGATTACGAAGCAAGAATTGATCCTGGTATTACTAATTTAATTGATGTCTATATTCTTACGAGAGAATACGACACCCAATATAGACAATGGGTATCTGGCGGAAGAACTAATGAGCCTCTTCCACCGAGCAGCGATAGTTTGTATAACTTATTAAGTCCAGATCTTAATAAGATTAAAGCAATTAGTGATGAAGTTATATATCATCCTGTGAAGTATAAAGTTTTATTTGGTAATAAGGCTTCGGCAGATGTTCGAGCTGTATTTAAAGTAGTTAAAAATGATGAAGTAGTAATCAGCGACAATGATGTTAAATCTAGAGTTTTAACAGCAATAGCCGAGTTTTTTGCTTTAGAAAATTGGGAATTTGGAGATAATTTCTATTTTAGTGAATTGTCAACTTATGTGATGAATAGACTAGCACCGAACATTGTTAATTTTATTATTGTTCCTAAACAAGGCGATTTATCTTTTGGTAGCTTGTTTGAAATTAGAAGTGAAAAAGATCAATTGTTCATTAACGGTGCATCCATAGAAGATATAGAAATTATATCAGCAATAACAGCTTCAAAAATTCAAAGTGCCGGAGCAGTTGAAAGTAAGCAACGTTTAGTAAATCAACAATCCATAACCAGTGCAGGGAGTAACTAATGGCATTCGATAACAGTCAAGACGAACCAAAATTGCCAACTAATAAGTCTTTTAAAAGAAATAGTTCTGATCTTTTGCCTCGTTATTTTAGAACAAATAACAACAAAAAGTTTTTACAAGCTACGTTAGATCAATTAATTCAGCCTGGCACTGTAAAAAAATTAAATGGTTTTGTAGGAAGAAAATCCGCAAAAGCAGTTAAGACTTCAGATGTATATATTGATGCAGCTGAAAAAATAAGACAAGATTATCAATTTGAACCAGGTGCAGTAATACAAGATGATTTAGGTAATGTAACTTTTTTTAAAGATTATATTGATCATATTAATCATATTAACACTAATGGTGGCATTACAAGCAACCATGCTAGAATTAATAAAGAAGAATACTATGCTTGGAATTCTCATATAGACTGGGACAAATTTGTTAACTACCAGCAATATTACTGGATGCCTTTTGGCCCCGAGCCTATCTCAGTTTTTGGACAACAATTAGAAATTACTAGTACCTATACTGTTAAAGGAGTTAATGAAGAAGACAATGTTGCTTATTTGTTTACACCTAATGGTTTAACTAGAAACCCTAAAGTAAAATTATTTAGAGGCCAAACTTACAAGTTTGAAATTGATGCCCCAGGACATCCTTTTAGTATTAAAAAGTTAAGAACAGCTGGATCGTTAGACAGATATACTAAAGAAGTTGATAGTGTAGCTGTAGAAAAAGGAACGTTAACTTTTACAGTTCCTCAAGATGCCCCAAATGTTTTATTCTATGTAAGTGAAAATGCTGTTGACACTGGTGGCGTTTTTCATGTATTAGACATAGAAGAAAATACAGCCATTGATGTAGAAAACGAAATTATCGGAAAGAAAACATATCAAATTCCAAACGGCCCTGGAAAATCTATCGCACTAAGCAATGGAATGAAACTAGAATTTAAAGGTCAAGTTACACCTGAAAAATATGCTACTGGTTATTGGTATGTTGAGGGAGTAGGGTCTGCTATTAAACTAATTGCAGAAACTGATCTTGAAATTAGATCTTCGTATTCGGCAGACACTAGTTTATTATTTGACGATGTGCCTTTTGATAGATTACCATTTAGTGAAACTGGTACGTTTCCCGTAGATCAAGACTACATTACAATTAACAGAGGTAGTCCAGACTTAAATCCTTGGTCAAGATATAATCGCTGGTTCCATAAAGATGTTATTGAACTTAGTGCCACTATAATGAAAAGGACCACCGAACTTGATCAAACAGGGAGAGCTAAACGTCCAATTATTGAATTTCATTCAGGAATTAAACTTTTTAATTACGGACACAGATCTAAAAAAAGTGTAGATGTAATTGATACTTTTACTAAAGATGTTTTTAGCACCATTGAGGGAAGTTTAGGATACAATGTAGACGGTATTGACCTCGTCAACGGTATGAGAATATTGTTTACTGGCGATACAGATATCACAGTTAAAAATAAAATTTATGATGTAAATTTTATTACTGTAACTCCTCCAGTTAAAACTTTATCTTTTGACGCAGCAACAGCAGTTAATCCAGACAATGACACAATCACTTTTACAGAACGTCATAACTTAACTACAAGAACTAGAATAGTCTACACATCTGAAGGAAACACACTAATTGGCGGATTATTAAATAGACAAATTTATTATGTTAATGTAATTGACACATTTACTATACAACTATACGCTAGAGCTGATCTATCACAAAAAGTTAATATTACTAGCACCAGTACCGGTATTCATCAATTTGAAACATATACACAACCAAGGAATCAGATATATCTGTCACCTGCTAATGATCATGATCCTATTAGATACGAGACTGTTAGTGTAAATCGAGGAACAAAGAATCAAGGGTTAACATATTGGTATGACGGTACTAATTGGCTACCTGCTCAAGAAAAAACTAAAGTCAATCAACCACCGTTGTTTGATATTTTTGATGCAGAGGGGTATAGCTATTCTGATTTAAGTTTTTATCAAGGCTCAAATTTTTCTGGAAATAAAATTTTTAGTTATGCCGTAGGAACAGGAGCAAATGATTCGATATTAGGGTTTCCGCTGTCGTATAGAAATATTAATAATATTGGTGATATAGTTTTCGATTTTAATTTACTATCTGATCCTGATTTTTTCTATAAAGAAGGCGAAACACAAGTGGGAAAAAACAGTGATATTGGTTTTTTAAAAATTATTGAAGACTTAGATAGAATTACTTTTGAAAACGGTTGGACATCTAAAAAATACGATTTTACAACAGTTGAACAAGCAAATGAAATATCAATCCAGCCAGTTGTTAGAGAATATAAAAACGAAACAATTACAAAAAAGGTTAACAGAGAAACTGTAACATCGTCATTGACTAACAATTTTCTTTTAGATGTTTATGATAATTTACCATTAGACATTGATTTAATAGTGAATGTTTACCTTAATGGAGTTAGATTACATCCGTCAAAGTACACAATTGTACAAGATATTAATTATAGAAAAGTTGTATTAACACAGGATATTACAGATCTTGAAACAGTAGTTACAATAGAGACAACAGCTGATTGGCCAAAAAATAAAAAAGGATTTTACAAGTTACCTATAAATCTTGAAAACAATCCTCTAAACAACAATATAGGACAATTTACCTTAGGAGAAGTTATTAATCATGTTGACATGATTACAAGACTGTTACCTAATTTCACCGGCGAATATCCAGGCAATGGTAACTTGAGAGACTTAGGTAATATTTCAAAATATGGAAGAAGATTTATTCAGCATGTAGGTCCTGTAAATTTATCTTTGTACCATCTAGGAGATAAAAGTTCAAATTTATTCAAAGGATTAGAAAAAGCTTCAAATGATTATGGAACATTTAAACGTTCATTCGTAAACAAGCTGTCAGATTTAGGTATAGATGCTGATCCTTTGGTAATGGTTAATGAAGCATTAAGGCAGATGTTTGAATCTAGACCAAAAGCCACGCCTTATTATCTAAGTGATATGTTGGGTTATTCTGCTTTTAACAGAATCGAGCATATCGTGTTAGATGAAGATAATAAAACATATGGAATGACTAGACCGTTTAACTTAAACAGTCTAAGCAATAAATCTGTTTTAATTTATCATAATGGTATACAGTTATTACATGGTAGAGATTATGTCTTTAACGAAGAAAATTTCTTCACTATATTAAGACCTCTTCAAGAAGATGATATATTAGAAGTTTATGAATATGATACAACTGACGGTTGTTTTATTCCTCCGACTCCTAGTAAATTAGGAATGTATCCATTGTATGAGCCGGAAATTTTTATTGATGACACATACATTGCTAATCCCATCTCATTTAGAGTTCCGGATGTAGTACCTGAAGTAACTAAAATAGTACGTATTGACAAGTATAATAGTGTAATTGAAGATTATCTAATTAAAATTTTTGTTAATGGCATACAAAAAGAGTATGACACAGATTACACGATCACTGAAGATTCAGAGTCTGCTATCATAGAATTTGACACAGTATTAGATAAAAATTCTTTAATTGAAATTTACATACCCGATACTAAAATTAGAGGACATGACGGAAGTTCAATGTTTACCTTTGATGATTATAGAGATCAATGTATACTTGAATTTGAAAGAAGAATTTTTAATAATGTAAAAGTAAAATACGATCCGACAATATTTGATATTTATGAGCATATTCCGGGATATAGTCGTTCTGCAGATTATTCAGTAGACGAGTATAACAAAATACTTTCTAGATTTTTCTATCAGTGGACAACAAACATTAATCAAGATTATACTAAAGGGTATCCTCTAGATTTAGATAATTCTTTTAGCTTTAATTATAGAGATCAATTTTCTCCTGATAACAGACCAATACCGGCATTTTGGAGAGGCATTTATTATTGGATGTTAGATACTGATCAGCCTCATATGAGACCATGGGAATGTCTAGGATTCAGTATTAAACCATTATGGTGGGAAGATACATATGGCCCTGCCCCGTATACAAGAGATAACTTAGTAATGTGGGATGATATTCGAACAGGAACGATAAGAGAACCAGGACAGCCTGTTTATATTAATCCAAGATTTGCTAAAGAAATATTAATTCAAGGTGCTCCTGTTGACGAATACGGCAGCTTGTTAAGTCCATTACAGGCTGGGTATGCGTTAGGAACTTTACCTCTCACCGAAGGTTATTATCAATTTGGAGATTGTTCTCCTGTAGAATACGCATGGAGACAAAGTAGTTTCTATCCATTCGCTATATTACAAACAATATTATTAATGCGACCAAATGATACAATTGGTCGTTGTATAGATAGAAGTAGGATTATTAAAAACAAAGTAGGGCAATTAGTATATAAAGACACGTACAAACGTTTAAGATTAGAAGATATTAAAGTTCCATCAGTAGCAGAAGATGAAGTTGAAGACAGAATTTATACAGCAGGATTAATCAACTATGTAGTTGATTATCTAACTTCAAAAAATACTGATCGCATAAAAAAATATAAAAATGATCTTAAAAAACTAACCAATAAGATGACTAATCGTCTGGGCGGTTATACTAATAAAGAAAAATATAAAATATTATTAGATAGTAAAACACCAACTTCGACTGGCGGAGTATTTGTGCCAGAAGAAAATTATATAGTAGCATTAAACACTTCTAGTGCTATTAAGAAAGTGGTATATAGCGGTATTATTGTTACAAAATATCCCGACGGATTTGAAATTAGAGGCTATGATTTTGATAATCCATTCTTTACTGTTTATCCAGGCAGAACAGTTGATAGAGTCTTTAAAGTAGGCGGTATTAGCGAAAGTTTTGTAGAATGGGAAAGTTCTAAACTTTATGTAATGGGCAAAGTTGTACGATATAATAATGTCTATTATAGAACAAAAATTACTCATACTAGTGACTCAGATTTTGACGAAGATAAATTTGTTCGTTTAGCTGAATTACCAATCCTCGGCGGAAGAGAAATTTTAATTAAATCTAATTTTAAAAAATCTGACGCTTATACACTAGCATATGGAGTAAAATTATCAACAGTACAAGATGTTGTAGATGTTATTTTAGGCTACGGAGCATACTTAGAAGAACAGGGATTTGTATTCGATGATTTTAATAATGCTTTGGGAGTTATTACAAATTGGGAAACCAGTGCCAAAGAATTTGCGTTTTGGTCTACACAAGGATGGAATGAAGGTTCTGCCATCAGTTTAAGTCCAGCATCTGATAAAATTATCTATAAAGGTTCTATGGTAATTGTAGAAAGTTTATTGGATTCGTTTTATGGTTATAATGTATATAGAGTAGATGGGCAAAAACTTGACCCAGAATTTATTCAAGTATATCGAAATGAAAATGATTTCATTATTCAGCCAGAAAATACACCTTATGGAATATATGGTTTAACTTTATATCTTGTACAAAAAGAACACGTAGTTGTTATAGATAATCAGACATTGTTTAATGATACAATTTATGATCTTGAAGCAGGATTTCATCAAGAACGAATAAAAGTTGTAGGATACACTTCAAGTAATTGGAACGGAGGGTTCGAAGTAAGAGGTTTCGTATACGACCAAGCAAAGATTCAATTATGGGAACCTTGGATAGATTATAACCTTGGAGATATTGTCAAGCATAAAGAATTTTATTATGCGGCTAAATCAAAACTTATTGGAGTAGAAACATTTAACAGCAATGATTGGGTGCTGCTAGAAGACAAACCTACTAGCCAGTTGTTACCAAACTGGGATTATAAAGTTGAACAGTTTACTGACTTTTATGATTTAGATACAGATAATCTTGATGCGGGCCAACAAAAAATAGCACAACATCTAATAGGATACCAAAAGCGCCAGTACCTTGAGAACATTATTCAAAATGATGTTAGTCAGTACAAGTTTTATCAGGGTATGATTATTGAAAAAGGTACGCAGAATGTTCTTAACAAGTTATTTGATGTTTTAAGCGCTGCCGACCAAGAAAGTTTAACCTTTGACGAAGAATGGGCGATCCGTGTCGGCGAATACGGGGCAGTAGATACCTACGACGAAATTGAATTAGTATTAAATGAAGACGAATTTAAAATAGAACCACAGCCACTAGAATTGGTTAATTCTATAAATGTTAATGCTAATGATTTTGTCTACAGACAATTGCCGTCGGACATATATGTCAAGCCTAAAAACAATTCGTTAAACGTATGGCCAATTAATGAATCTGAACAATACTTACGAAGTGCTGGATATGTAAGAGCAGATGATGTAAAATTTATTCTCGATTCTTCGGCGTCTATTACAAATCTCAATATTGCTGAGTTTAAACTAGGCGATTATGTCTGGTGTGGCTTTGAAGGAAGAAGTTGGAATGTATATAGATTTAGTAAATCAACTTACAAAATTATCAATGCCGAATATGCTAATCCTACAAAAACGGTTACTTTAACATTAAACAAAACAACTGACATATCGGTTGGAGATATAATTGGCATTACTGGCAGTGAAAAACTAGGAGGTTTTGCTAAAATTACTAGCGTTACCGAAAATCAAATTAAATTTATTAAAGATGTTCAGGCATGGCAGTCGTTTACTGATGCTTTAACAATATCATTATTTGAATTTACAAGTCAGCGCAGTCCTACTATTGACAATGCCAATCAGTATATTCCTTCTTTATTAAAAAATAATGAACTTTTATGGACAGACAAAAACGAAAATAACAAATTTGCAGTTTATATAAACAATCCGGCATATAGATCTTCTCGTATTAAAACGTTAGAAGAAACAAGAGACCATGGAGAAATAGCAACTGTATCTAGATTATCTAATGTAGCAACAATTACTACAGTGTTTAATCACGGACTATCTCCATATGATAAAGTGATTATATCAAATTGTAGTAACGCATCGTTTAATACTGCTTCGGTTACTGTAACAATTACAGGACCTAAAACATTTACATTTAATAACAGTGGCCCTGATGTGTCGACTGTAGCAGCTATAGGAATAGTTCAAGCAGATATAAATTTTGGTAAAGCAGTAGCTATTACAGGTAACGGAAATGTTACTGCTATAGCCGATGATTTACGTGTACACATTTACAAAAAAGCAACTGATTCTATCAGTTGGTCATTAACTGATAGAATTGATGAAATTGCCACAGGTTTGAAATTTAGTCGAGACGGTCGTTGGCTAGCATTAGCACATCCAGAATATAACAATGACACAGGAAGAATTCAAATGTATTTGTCATTAAGTTCTGGCGAATATAATAATGAAGAAATTATTGAAAGCAATATTCCAACACTGGGGGAAAAATTTGGATCAGCTATAGCATTGGCTAAAGCGCCGAATGCTTATATCCTAGCAGTAGGAGTTCAAAACAAAGTTTATATTTTTCAAGCAATAGAAAATGTTTGGTCTCTTGAAAGTACTATATCTAATGCTGCTGCCGGATTTGGAACTGATGTTGCGTTAAGTAATGACGGACAATTCTTAGTAGTTTCTGCACCTGACGTAAACACGATTTCTGGAGAAGTTTATGTTTACAAATACAATGGAACTAATTACAGCTATCTTCAAACATTGTCTAGAAATGAACCGAGTGATTCTGAGAGATTCGGTGGAAGTATAGCTATAAGTTCTTCAGGCAGTTATCTAGCAGTAGGTAGTCCGTTGATGGATTTACCTAGAACACAAGATGCTGGGCAGGTTTTTATTTACAAATTTAACGGAACTAATTTTGGTATAAATCCTATTCAAACAATTAGTAGCCCCAAGCGAGAGAAAGTTGAAAAGTTTGGACATAAATTAGAATTTATGAACGATGATTCTAGTCTTGTTGTTTTTGCATTAAATGGAGACATTTATCAAAAGGCAACATTTGACACTTATTCTCAAACAATACCAAATTACCCTATAATAGATTATGTAGGAAATCCATCAACATCTAACTATGTTAACGATCCTCAAAGTCCGTTAAAAGACCAAAGTACTTCTTTTGATTCAGACTCGTTAAGCATAGTTGATATTATATTAGATAGAGGAAGAGTTGATGTTTTTGACAGATTTAATGAAAATTATATTTACGGTGAAAGCTTAGAAAATGTAAGCACGTTTAAAAGTGGGTACGGAAATCAGTTAGCTGTTGGAAATAATTGTGTGTTAGTTTCGGCTGAAAATGAAGAAGATGGTGTTGTCATTAATGCTGGAATAGTATATTCTTATGTTAAACCAGTTAACAGAAGAAGTTGGAATATTTTGTACGAACAAGTTGAGAAGCCTAATGTAAAAGAAATTAAAAAGGCGTATCTCTATAATAGAAAAACAAATTCTATAGTTTCTTACTTAGATGTAGTAGATCCAACACAAGGTAAAATTCCAGGCGTAGCAGATCAAGAAATTAAATTTAAAACTTATTTTGATCCGGCAATTTATAGTAAAGGAACTTCGACAGTTATTGTTGATGATGGATCTAATTGGACTAAAGCTCAAGTTGGAATGTTGTGGTGGGATTTGACCACCGCACGTTTTGTAGAATCACAGGCCGGCGATGCATCTTATAGAGCTAGAAATTGGAATTCATTATTTCCCTTTGCTAGCATAGATGTTTATGAATGGGTAGAATCTACATTATTACCAAGCCAATGGAATAAACTAGCAGATACCGAAAAAGGAATAGCACAGGGCGTAAGTGGTCAAACTCGCTACGGTGATGATGTATACAGTATTAACAAACAATATGACAATATTAGTAAAACTTTTAAAGAAACATACTATTATTGGGTAAAAAATAAAACTGTGCTTCCGCGAGTTGAGGGACGTTTTATCAGCGCATTCGATGTTGCTCAACTAATATCTAATCCTGAGTTATACGGATATAGTTGTTTGGCCTTTACTGGTGCCAATAGTTTAAGTTTTATTAATTGTAAAAAATATCTAGAGTCTAGTGATGTAGTTTTAAGTGTTCAATTTTGGACATCAACTAAGAAAGAAACAAATTATCATAGTCAATGGAAGCTTCTTAGCTCTAATAGAAATACAGTTATTCCTGAAGCAATTGAAACTAAATGGTTTCAAAGCTTAATAGGCAAAGATGCTAACGGGTCTCAAGTTCCAGATTTAAGGTTACCTTTAAAACAAAGATACGGAATCGAGTTTAGACCGTTACAAAGCATGTTTGTTAATAGAATTGAAGCATTAAAACAATTTATCGAAAGAGTCAATTCTGTGCTTAAAGGTAAATTAATTGTAGATGATTATGATATTTCAGATTTAAATAGTTTTGATCCTTTACCTACTAACGTCACTGGTTTATGGGACGTTCAAATAGATACCGATCAAGAACTAAGATTTGTATCTACTACTGGTATATTAAAACCAAGTATGATTCCTTTAATAGAAAAGGGAAGAATCAAACGGATTGATATACTAAATCCTGGACAAGGATTTGGCAAAAATAGAGTATATCAAGTAGATATTAATAATGATCCAATACTATGGTACGGACCTGACATTAATGTTACTGGTGCTGGTCGAGGAGCAGAAATTAAAACTCTTATTGACCAGACTGGAAAAATAGTTGATACTATCATTATTAATGCAGGCGAAGGATACAAACAAGATTCTACAATTTTAACTATTAGAAATTACAGTGTCTTAGTCACTAGCGATACTTCAAACAATAATGTGTGGAGTATCTATACTTTAGATTATGAAACTAAATTATGGAGTAGAATACAATCACAAAGTTATGATGTTCGTAAATTTTGGAAGTACATTGATTGGTATTCTACATACATAGATGCAGATACTAATATTGAAACACAATATAATCAGTTTACAAAAATTGACTATCTAGTTGAAAATACTAATGAATTATTAACTACAGATATTCCAATTAACAGCATTATCAAAGTTAAAAATGTAGGGTCTGGCGGTTGGATGCTAGTTAAAAAAATTAAGAATGCTCCTCTTTATACTGAAGATAATTATGCCGTAATAGGCAGAGAAAATGGTACAATTAAATTCTTAGAAACTTTATATGTTTTCTCTAGTAACGCTTTAGGTTATGACGGTCCATTATTTGATTCTAATTCGTTTGACGGAAGCCCTGATAACGAATTACGAATTATTCTTAATACAATAAAAAATAAAATCTTTACTGATGAATTATATGTTGATTACTTGAATTTATTTTTTGCTGGTGTTCGATATGCCTTACATGAACAAATATTTGTCGACTGGGCATTTAAAACAAGCTTTATTAAGAGTCAACATAATGTCGGAGAACTAAAACAAAAAGTCACTTACAATAACGATAATCTTCAATTCTTTGAAGATTACATTAAAGAAGTAAAACCTTATCGTACAAAAATTAGAGAATTTGTAAGTAATTATTCTAGTTTAGAACCAAGTAGGTCCTTTGTAACAGATTTTGATTTAATCCCTATAGTTAATGAAAACTTTCAAATTCAAAATAAAAATTTTGAAATTGATGATTCAGGAAACATATTTACAAACTTTGGCAGTATTAATGATGCATCGTTCGCTGACAAATACGTAGCTCAGCGTTTAGGATTTAAATTACTAGCGATAAAAATTGTAGATCAAGGTAGTGGATATGTAACTGCTCCTGTGGTAACTTTAGAAAATTCTAGATTAACTAATCAGCATGAAGAGTCTGACGAAATTAAATTAAAAGCCTACATTGCTAAAGGTAAAGTCAATAGAATAGAAATAATTGGAGACGGCGGCCCAAATTGGTTTAAGGCTCCTAGAGTAATATTTGAAGGAGGATTGTCGCCAACTGGAGTAGCAGCAAAAGCAGTAGCAATAATAGGAGATCCACTATTAAAGTCTACATTAGTTAAAGTAAAATTTGATCGAGTATCGGGAACGTATGAAATTACTCAGTTAACTGAAAATGAAAGTTTTAGCGGTGATATTGTATCCGGATCTCGCACACAATTTCCATTAAGATGGAGCCCAGATATTAATTACGGAACATCTTATGTAACTGTAAACGGTATACCTATGTTGCGTAGTGAATACCAATTAACCACAGTTACTTCAACTACTAAGGGATTTACTAGTTACTCAGGACTTTTGACTTTTAGAGAAGCACCAATCAAAGGAAGTACTATAACTATTGAATATAATAAAAACTTTGATCATTTACATGCTGTTGATAGAATCAACTTTTTCTACAATCCTACGTCAGGACAGATTGGTAAAGATCCTGCTCAGTTAATGACAGGTATTGACTTTGGTGGTGTTAATATTACCGGTGTTGATTTTGGAGTAACTTATGGATGGAATGCCAAAGGTTGGGGTTCCGAAGGATGGGACAACTTCAATGAAAGTTTTATAGATTTTGTTACCTATTATAACGGAACAGACTATAGTTTTAAACTACCGTATGTTCCAAAAGTTAATCAACAAATTAACATCTATGTTTCTAGATATATTCCTAGAGCAGCTACCTATGCTGCGTTGCCTCCTACTTCCTCAGTAGGTGATGTACGTAAAACATTAGATGACGGACACGTTTGGGAATATAACGGAGTTCGTTGGGTCGATCAAGGAGTATATGTTGGCGACTATTGGGAAGCTGTACGCATTGATGATCCTAATTATCAAACTATAAATCAAACGAATGAATCAGCATTAATGACTACCTATGTTGGAGATGGCGAAGTTGATATTCTTACTTTGCCGTTGACGGCTAATTTACAACAAGTTGAATATCCTCTAGCTAGTGGAAACTATTATGCTGATAGAGTTATTTTTAGAAAACTAGACAGCGATGGATCTTATCCTCTAGAGCAAGACTCATATGATACACAATTGTCTGGAGGATCATTTAATGGAACAACTTTACTAAGTGCTACAGGATTAGCTCCTGATGATATTATTTTAGACGGCGAAGAATTTATTAGTCCAGCTAATAGTGGCCCAGAAGAGTTTGTTCCTGGACATGTTTTAGATACTTTTGCTATTAAAGTGTATCATAGACCAAGTGGTGGCTGTCCTAACATTGTGTTTAAAAATCATATAGCTAACGGGTCTGATACTGATTTTCTTATTGGACAATATTTTCCTAATGAAAGAAGTGTTATAGTTAAAGTTGACAATCAAATTAAAACTATTCTAGCAGATTATTCTATAGATTATCAAAACAATAATATTAAGTTTGTTTTACCTCCTCAGCAAGGATCTAGAGTTGATATTCTAAGTATGAGTTTTAATAGCTCTAATGTTTTAGATATTGATAATTTTGTTGGCAACGGAGAAACTTTAGAATTTATTACCAAAGCAGCATGGCTACCTACTTTGACAGCAACAGTTCTTGTGAATGGCATGGTGCCAGAATATTCTTTATTCAGCACAGATGAAGAATACACTGAAGAGTTAGATCAAACTTGGAGATCTAGAGTAGGTATTAGATTTGTAGAACCTCCAGCTGTGGGGGCAATTATTACCTATATAATTGATGCAGGAAATCTTGAGCAAAATGCTAGTATTGTTAAAAGCGAAGAAATTACCTATCAAACTGGAATAGATTCTTATGAATTAACAAATAAAGTAGGTGAATCTATTCCTTATGATCAAAATGTATTAGTAAAAACTGGCCAAACTATTTTAAGACCACCTAGTGCTAATTATTTTACAATGCGTGACAATCAAAAAATATTTACATTAAGAGATTACAAATATGATTTGTACAGTATAGATGTTTCAGAAATAAAAGTTTTTGTTAATCATGAGTTATTATCCTACGGAGCAGATTATCATGTTAATTTAAAATTTGATGAAGTAACTTATTCTATCGATAGTGAAACTGTTACTTTAGATAATTTTGGCACAGGTTACACTTTAGGTGATACACTAGACGTAGCTGGAGGCGACATAGGTGTTTATGGTAGTCCAGCTAAATTTGAAGTAACTCAAATTAATCCAGTAACTGGGGCTATACAATTACTTGATTTAATTTCAACAGGCCTGTATATTACTCCACCGTCTAGCCCAATGGGATTTACGGGCGGAACTGGAACCGGCGGAACAATTAATGCTTCATTTATAACTAATGAAGATCCTGCTAATATTACAGTAACTATTGATGACGCACGTTACATCGATAACGCTACTATTGCTATAGTGGTTAATACTGATGCCGATTATCTAATTACTAGTGAAAATGGAATAAAATTTTTAAACACTTATCCTAACGGAACTAAGTTTGAAATTATTAGTTTCTATAATCATAATGTTTTAGGTATTGAACGAACTGTCGATGATTTAATTTTTAATACTTCAATAACAGCTGGTACAGTAGAATATCACGAATTGTCAAATAAATTAGGTGGTACATTTACGCTTAGAAATACTGTAACTAATAGTAATTTTGTTTGGGTAATTAAAAACGGAGAATTGTTAGTAGCAAATATTGATTATTATTTAGAATCTGATTTGATAACATTAAAACTTAAAGACTATCTGTACGAAAATGATATAGTTCAGATTATTGCGTTTACTAACACAGTAGTCCATGATAGTTTTGGGTATATGCAATTTAAGGACATGTTAAATCGAACTCATTATAAGAGATTAAATGCCGCAAAGGCCACTGTCCTTGTTACAGACTTACACCAAAACGATAAAGATATCAATGTTAAAGATGCTAGTGTATTAGATACTCCAGATCCTAGTAGAAACACACCGGGTATTATAGAAATTAATGGAGAACGCATAGAGTATTTTGTCAAAATAGGAAATACATTAAGTCAACTAAGACGCGGCACATTGGGCACTGGCTTGCCTAAGTATCATGCCGCTGAAAGTGTTGTTCAGGGCATCGGAAGAAGTGAAACTATCCCATATAACGACGTTCAAACTGTTACATCTAGAACAATAATCACCGGCGACAACGGTAAAGTTCAGTTAGATTTTATACCTAGAGTTAACGAAATAGAAGTATTTTTAGGTGGCAGAAGATTGAAAAAATCAGAATATTCGTTATATTTTAATGACGTATATCCATATAGCCCCGAGGGAGATGAACTTCAATTACCTGAATTTGAACTAGATCCTTCTAACACCTATGGTATTCAATTAAACGTATTAGAACTAGAAGAAAAAGGATGGTTTAGGCCAGGAGCAAAACTAGTAGTAGTAAGGAAACAGGGTAAACTTTGGAATGATTTAGGAAAACGATTAGCAAAAAGTGATAATCTAATTGCTAATTTTTTAAAGAACACTCCCACAGTTTGGCCAAATAAGCAGCTAGATAAATATTGAAACGGGTTAAAAACTAGGTTTTTCCATTAGAAAAACTTGGTTTTTTAATTTAACTAAATACAAAATAGAAGAGAAAAATATGCACGGCAAAGATTTATTAGGAATTCATGTAGAAGGACATATAAAAATTTATGATCCTCTATCAAAAGAAATTTACATTGACAAGCGCAATGCTATTCATTATGAAAATATGAGTATTTCTCTTGCCGAAAGTTTAGGGAATGCTGGTAAAGGCTTTATCTACGCAATGGCATTTGGCAATGGCGGAACTACAGTTGATCCAACAGGTATTATTACATATCTTACACCTAATTCTATCGGAACTAACGCTAGCTTATATAACAAAACATATTATAAAGTTGTAGATGATAGGTCTTCTGCTAATTTAGATCCTACTAGAAATAGAATCGAGACACGACATGTATCTGGAAAATACTATACTGATGTTTTTGTAACTTGTTTGTTAGACTACGGTGAACCAGCAGGCCAGGAAGCATTTGATAATACTAATGATAATGACAGCGATTTTGTCTTTGATGAACTAGGACTGATAGGATATGATCCTAGTGATAGTAATGGATTAGGTAGATTAATTACTCATGTAATTTTTCATCCAGTACAAAAGTCCTTAAACAGATTAATTCAAATTGATTATACTGTTCGTATTCAAAGTCTTACAGGTTTAGGTGAGGTAGTATAATGGCATACAATGTACCTTTTTCAGATCCTAATGAACATCCTGAATTGCCTAACGGTATTAGAGTTGAAGATAATAGTGTAAATGCTACAACTACAAGTTTAACTTTTATAGGTAAAAATTTTCCGGACTTCTCTGTACCAATAGGTAAAAACTTTCTACATCTTTTAGAAAATTTTGCCAGCAAGTTTCCGCCATCTAACCCTGTAAAAGGACAAATATGGTACGACACTGATATTGATTCAATACCTGCCAGACCTTTGTTAAAAGTTTATGACGGTACTAAATGGATTGATATAAGCGGAACTCAAAAAGGCACATCAGCACCGGCCGCGGAAAATAGTTTGCCTGGGGATCTTTGGGCTGACTTATCAAATCAACAATTATATTTGTTTAATGGATCATCGTGGGTACTAGTAGGTCCACAATACAATGCTGGTTCAGACTCTGGTGTAAGAGCAGATCAAATAGTCGATAGAAGCACTGATATTGAAAAAACTGTACTAACAGCGTATGTAGCCGGAGCAAGAGTTGCTATCTTCAGCAAGGAGGAGTTTTTCCCAAAATCAACTATTGAAGGGTTTCCTAAGATCTATCAAGGAATAACATTATCTAATTTAGATTTTGATGCCGATGGGTTGATGTTGAATAAATTTTGGGGCACAAGTGAAAAGGCCGAATCTTTAGTTGTAGGTAACGATGTTGTACCAGCAGCTAACTTTTTGCGTGGTGATGTAGTAAGCACTACTAATTACGCTTTAAATATTCGTAGCTCTTCTGGATTAAGAATTGGCGAAAGTTTAGAAACACAAATTTTATCTAGTTCAGTAACTAATACTTCAGTATTTTACAATAAAACTGCTAACAGTACAATTTATTTAAGACCTTCAGATAATTTATCAACTCCAGTTGATGTAGTTACTGTAACAGGTAATGGCCAAGTTGGTATAAACAAAAGTCCGGGTCTGCTCCCAGACAGCTCACCAGTTCATTTAGACCTTGACGGTAATTTTAGAACTGACGGTATAATTAAAAGCACACTTGATACACAGTCTACAAGTTATACTACCGGTAGCGTTCAATTAGCGGGCGGCATAGGCATAGCAAAAAATGCTTATATAGGTGGAGACATAGATGTCGGTGGACATGTTACACTTGGAACATTAGGCGGCGGTCTAGTAATTAATCCTAGAACTAATGAAGCACATGACATTGGTGCTGATCCTGCTGTATCAATAACGAATAAGAGATTTAGAGCTGTTTATGCTAAAGATTTTAAAGGATCTACATTTACTGGGAGCTTTTTTGGTAATGTAACTGGTAGCGTAACAGGATCTGCAGGTAGTCTGGCAGCAAATACAATTTTCAAAATATCCGGAGACGTCAGCAGTTCTATAGTTCAATTTAATGGAGCTAAACCTGTACCAGATCGTACAATTACTAAAGCTCAAAGAACTGGAACTACAGCTAGGGTATACACAGGAGCAGTAGATCATCAATTTCAAATTAACTGGTTTGTGGATGTCAACATTGCTTCTCAGCCGTTACTAACTGTGGTTAGCCAGCCAGTAACTCAAATTGGTTTTGACTCCGGCGGCAATGGTTATTGGTTTGAATATTCTACTTCTACATCTGGATCTATATCTCTAGTTAATGCTCCAGGAACAGCAATCGCAAAACCTGGTGGACAGTTTGTTACTACACTTAGTGATAACATTATTGCTGATAAACAAGCAGTTGTAGATAGTTTAGATAGTGATTTTTTCTTAATGTATAGGGCCAGTCTTAGTCCTGGTTTAAGAAAAATCAACAAAGCTACACTGTTTTCTACTGCTGGATTTGTTCCGACCGGTGCTATATTCCCCTACGCTGGAGTAACACCACCTGTTGGTTATTTGCTATGCGACGGCAGCGAACAATTCATAACTAGCTATCCCGAGTTGTACAGTGTTCTTGGATATACTTATAAAGCTCTATCTCAGCTAACTGGTTTTAATACATTTGCATTACCTGATTTAAGAGGAAGATTCCCTATAGGTATAGAGGGCATGGATAACGGTAATACTGTTCCAATAGAAACAATAGCCACAGGTGCTACTAGAGCTGCCATTACTACCATTGGTGCTATTTCGACTACGTTTATTGTTGACAATAATTTTATTACAAATGCGCCATTTCAGATAGGACAAACATTAACTGATGCCAGCGGTAATCCGCCCGGTGGACTTGTAATACCTCCTCCACCTGCACCACAGCAACCGGTTGTTATAACCGGAGTGGCAAACAATACACCGATTGCTGGTTATACAACGATTACTGTTAGTATGCCTACTCAATATAACACATCTCCTGCTCAAAGCGGATTAATAATACGAAGTGTTGGTGTCATTGATGGTGGGGGTGGTCTACCTACACCTCCTAGGACACCGTCGGCTTCCGGATTAGGTATTGTAGGCGGCCAGAGCTCAAAAACTTTGACAGTAAATCAATTGCCTCAACATAGTCATAATTTAAAAGGCAGCGCCGGTAACCAATATTACGCTTATAGATATGCTACCGGTGTTCCAGCAGACACTGGCGCAACTAGCACTTTTCTACATCAGATTGGTCAAGGAGCACATCTATTACCAAATTCTGGAAATATAAATGTTACCGGCGCAGTCGGTCAGCCGATTGATATTACAAATCCATATCAGGCTATAAACTATATCATCTTTACTGGGAAACCTTCATAATGGCCTACGATATTAATAAAACAGACGGTAGTTTATTAGTAACTATCCTTGACAGTGCTATAGATAGAAGTGCCACTGACATTATTCTAATAGGTAAAAATGTAACTGGCTACGGCGAATATATCAATGAAAATTTTGTAAAGTTATTAGAAAATTTTGCCAGTACCAGTGAACCTAATAATCCTATTACTGGACAATTGTGGTTTGATGTAGCAGAAAACAGATTAAAAGTTTATGACGGCACCGTGTTTAGAATTGGAGCAGGACCGATTGTACAATCAACACCTCCGTTAGACCCACAACAAGGGGATTTTTGGATTGACACTCAAGAAGGTAGACTCTATTTTTACGATGGTATAACTGGAGCCCAGCCAGCTAGTAAAGCATATAATAATTCTCAAGGAGTGTCAGGATTTATTGTAGCATCGATTAAAGATTCTTTTGGTAATACTAAAACAATCACACGATTACATAACGGCGGAAAATTATTAGGAGTGTTCAGTTCACATCCAGAATTTACTCCGCAATCATCGATTAGTTCTGATTTTACAGGAACAATTAAACCAGGTTTTAATCCAAGTACGCTTAGTGATTTTAAGTTTCATACTAGAGCAGCTAGCGCCGATGCTTTAGCGAACCCAGATGGCGAATTGCTAACCACTGATGACTTAGTTCAAATTGACAATCCAAATACGTTAACAGATGTATTAACTGTTATGGTTGATGCTGTTAAACAGCCCGCTGGACTCCAAGCAGTATTAGGACCATCCGGCGAAGTTGAAGTTAAAGTTTCACCAGCAGAATATAGTTTAAGTACTACTAGAATTAATCAAGACTTTAAACTGTTTATACATCCAATAGGAGCAACTGACCCGGCAATTTTTGCCAAGGCTAGTTCTAATACAATAGGTATTTTTAATAATAATCCCGATTCAAATTATACTTTAGATGTTAATGGCAGTGTTAAGATAGCAGGAAATTTATTAGTCGAAGGCTCAACAACTACTATCAGCACCACAAATTTAGAAATTCAAGATAAATTAATTGATTTAGGAAAAGTAGATTTACCAGCTCTTCCAACTGATTTAGGTGCTGACGGCGGCGGTATTAGACTATTGGGTACTACAGATCATACAATTCTTTGGAATAATACTTATGACAGTTGGAATTTTTCCGAGCACATAAATTTACCATTTGGTAAAGAATACAGAATTAATAATGTTAAAGTCATTGACGAATTAAGTCTTGGAACTTCTATTACGACCTCAAACTTAACTTCAGTAGGCACATTACTGACGTTAAATGTTTCAACTGGTTCTTTAATTACTAATATTACTGATAACGTAATTTCATCTCAAGGTACGTTGGCCAATGTTGATTTAATATTAAATCCTAAAGGCACTGGCACTATAAATGTTAGTAATAGCAACATTAGTAATGTTTTAGATCCTCGTCCAGGTCCTGGATTCGAAAAAGATGCAGCTAATAGGGGCTATGTAGACGCAACATTTGGCTCTCCATGGCAAACTAAAACAATATATTATAATATGTCCATTCAGGACAAGGTCTTAGCGGATACCAGCGCTGGCTCTATTAGACTTGTTTTACCAAACACTGATAGCCTTGCTCTTGGACAAATGATTCGTATAGCAGATCTTAGAGGAACGTTTGACACTGCCCCGCTTCAACTGGTAAGATATAGAAAGTTTGATCCTACATACACTGGAACATCTGCGGGCGCCGGAACTTTTGCGTCGGCTATAATCAGTGTTTCTGGCACGGTAGCTGCTCCATCGATGACTGTAGTGTCTCCAGGTGTAGTAAGCTATACGGCCACATTAACAGGTTTAACTTCAACAGCAGCACTAGCCGAAGGTTCGGAAATTTTCGCTACGCCGGGAACAGGAGCGCTGTTTACTGGAGCAGCATTAAGTTGTAGAGTAGTTTCTGTAACAAATTTAACCACAGTTATTTACAAAGTGGTAGGTAATGCAGCAACGTTGTCGGCTCCTACAGTAGGAAATGTTTCAAACGTAACTATAAATGGCATCCCTACAACAACATCAGGTACAGGTACAGGACTAACAGTTAGTGTAGTAATCACCGGTCCAGCAGCAGCTTATACCCCAAGCAACACCACAGTCACAGTTCTAAATCATGGTTTTGGTTATTCTAATGGTGACACTGTAACAGTTCCTGGAACGCTACTTGGTGGGACCAGTCCAACAAATGACCTAGTTTTAACACTATTACAGTCTAATATTTCCAGCGTTGACGATGATTTATTGGTTAATGATCCAGATGCATCGTTTGGTTTATATTATGCCGGATTTGCAAACGGTTGGAAATATTCTGAAAACGCAGTTTTACCGCCAATATTAGTTGCTGATTTACAAGGCGATATTACGGGAGATGTTAAGTCTACAGCCACTGGTCTTGTAGTTTTAAATACCAGTGGAATTACAGCTACTTACAGCGGCGATGTTACTGGTAACTTAAACGGCAATGTTAACGGTAATGTCACCGGTAACATTTTAACTGCAGCACAGCCAAATATTACTAGTTTAGGTACGTTAACAAGTTTAAGTGTAAGTGGAACTATAACAGGAAGCCTAAGCGGCAATGTAACAGGTAATGTAACAGGTAATATTAGTAATACTACATTGAACGTAAACGGTACAAATACCTTAAATTTAACTTCTGGTACAGGAGCTATAGCATTAAGAGCGGGCGCCAACGGGTTTATTTTATCAGGATTTGATAATACTTCGACACAAAATCAGTATGCTGTTCAATTAACTCCTGCTACGAATGCTGCTCTTAGACCTACAGTTAACTTATTCGGTGACGTAGTAGTTAACAACGTTACTTCAGCTAATGTAAACGGATCGAGCTTTAGATTACCACATTATACAGCAGTAGAATTAGCAGCTAGAACACTAACTTTGTTAAATAGAGGTGAAATAATTTACAATGTTACTGCTAAAAAGATGCAAGCCTACGTTGAAGACGGTACCAGTCCAGGTGTCGACGGTTGGGTAGATTTACATTAGACATAAATATATTAAGATGAGAGGTTTATAAGCATGGCTTATACGATTGATAAATTTAACGGCTTAACTGTAGCCATAATAGAAGACGGTACAATTGACAGTACCCTTGATCTCAAACTGATTGGGAAAAACTATGCTGGTTACGGTGAAGCTCAAAATGAAAATTTTGTTTGGTTACTAGAAAATTTTGCCGGAGCAGCAGCCCCTCCTAGACCTATTACTGGACAAATATGGTACGATAGTAGCGCAAAAAAACTTAAATTTTACGATGCTACTACAACTAAATGGAAAACAGCAGGCGGGTCTGAAGCAAGTGTTTCGGCACCAGCTAATTTATCAGAAGGTGATTTTTGGTTTGACACCGCAAACAAACAACTTTATGTTTATGACAGTACACAATTTGTATTAGTAGGCCCTCAGGGAATTTCTGGAGCAGGCACTACTCAATTAAAATCAATAAAAGTTACAGACAATCAAGTTCCTGCTAATGAACATGCTATAGTTGCTGCTTATGTAGATGGAGAAGTAATGTTTGTTGTCAGTGCTGATCCTTTTGTATTAAGTACTGCTAGTCAAACATTACTTGGCGGATCAAATGCCTATGGTCAAATAAAAGCAGGTATTACTTTAGTAAACACAAATAATTCTGATGGTATTACTAATATAGGTAGTGGTAGAATTTTTTGGGGTACTGTGAGTAATGCTAAAAAATTAGACGGTAAAAATCTTAGCGAGTTTGTTTTAAAAGGTGAGCCATTTACTGGCCTAATTAAATTTTCTGATCTAGGATATACCTTAGGTGACGATGACGATTTATTAGTTGAAGTCGATGGAGATAATGTTGTTTTTCAAAGACAAACTCTAGACAAAGGACTAATATTCAAATTAACCGACGGAAATCAAACAGGGAATTCAACTCAATTACGTTTTATAACTAGTGCCGAAGCTTTTAGCACAGGCGGAGTTGGAGCAGTTCTTGCTCCGACACTAGTGGGGGATCCAGCCGGTAATACTAATTTAGGACTTCCTGGAGCTAAATTTAATATAGTATACGGAAATCTTTTTAAAGGCACTGCTGATCAAGCAGATAAATTGAAAGTTGGTCCTGATTATAGATCTGCTACAGTAGATTCTGCTGGTTTAGGAACATTCAATAGCGTTGCTGTAAGAGATGCAGCAGGAAGATTATGTGCCGCAGAGTTTTTAGGTAATGCTACTACAGCAACTTCGGCAGGCAGTGCTACTAATTCAGACAATTTAAAAGTTGGTTCCGGATTAGATTATAGAACAGCCAATGAAGAGATTTCGGTTGGAACTATCGTAGCGAGAACATCAGTGTCACAAGTTATTAATGGAATTACAATTACTCCTGGATCAGTAAAAGGCAACTTTTTCGTAGGAACTGCTACATCAGCTTATTTTGCTGACTTAGCAGAAAAATACCTTTGCGATCAGGACTACGAAGTCGGAACTGTAGTGTCAGTTGGAGGATCAGCAGAAGTAACTGCTTGTCAAGCCGGCGACAGAGCATTTGGAGCAGTTTCAGCTAATCCTGCTTATATGATGAATTCGGGATTAGAAGGCGGAACTTATATAGCCTTAAAAGGCAGAGTTCCGGTAAAGGTAGTAGGTCAAGTACGTAAGGGTGACCGTTTAATGGCATCTAGCAACGGCTGTGCAGCAGTTGCTGAAAGAGTTATGAAGAACATGGCAGTTAGAGCTGCTACGTTTCCCGATACATTCGCTATAGCATTAGAAAACAGCGACGACGAAGGTGTCAAACTAGTAGAATCAATTATATTGTAAGGAAAAATATCATGGCAGAAGTAACAGCAGCAGAATATAATGCTATTTACAATACGGCAAGAGCTGTACTAGGTATTGGCAGCGGGTCGCAAGGATACGGGCAACCTATGGTAAGCTCATCAGTACAATCGGGTGCTTCAATTACATCTACTCAGTGGGATAATCTTCGAGCAGATATGACTAAAGCGAGACAGCATCAAACGAATATTACTGTTCAGACTAATACCACTGCAGCAACCTCGGGTGTAACTGGAGTTTCCTATGATTCGTTGTTTGATGTTACTCCAACAACTGTAGTATCTACAGCAATTTTAACTCAGTATCAGAATTTTGCTAATCTTGGTATCAATAACAATAGACTACTATGTGATCCTGCTCAAAGAACAGCACCAAGTGGTTGGCCTTCTACTAGCGGAGCATTAACTAGCCAAACGCGAGCTGGAGCATGGGGTCAAACATCCGGATCAACTCCAGCAACATTAAGTCATACAATTACTGTTACGTTTAATACCTATACAAAATCGTCAGCAACAGAGACAGTAGTAGCTTCTGCTGCTGATGCTATGCGCTGTTTCTTTAATGCTGGAGGTAGAGTTCATATTAGGACTTCAAGATCTGGTGCGGCTGCAACATCAAAAGACACTGAATGGACAGCCATGTTAGGGGATGCTGCTACTGCTAACAGTGGAGTTGGAGATTTAATTATTGATCATAGCTCATGTAGCATTACAGGCATACTAAGAGGAACAGGAAGCACAGGATTTTCTATTCCAAGCAGTACTGGCTGGAATACTATGTCATCAAATTCTGGTAGTCCAACAACATTTCTAATTCAAGGTGGCACAAGCCAGTATGCTGAAAACAGATATATAGTCACCGGTTATAAAACTTCTAATCAAATCATTTTTAATATATCTTGGCAAGATAATGATACTGGCGATCAACAAAACCCTGTACCTCCTGGCGGACCAGCAGTTGATGAAGCTGTGACTGGAACATTACACAGCTATTGCTATATTACATATCCATCTGGAGTAAACGTTGATTTCAGCGGTCAACTACCAACTGCATCATCAACCGCTATAGCTTAAGCCATATCTACTCACTTTATTGACACTCCTAAGATAAAATAGTATAATACACTATTATCTTAGGAGTCGTTATGGATTCAATTGTTCAAAAAGCTTTCGACGTAGCCAATTATATGACTACGTTGTCAAATCAAAAACAAATCTTAAAAGAAGAATTTCTTCAAAATCTAATTCATTATCAAAACGGTGGTACGTTTACAGTTACTCGAGAACTAATCAATTTCGTAAAAACATTAATTGATCTAGATCATACTGAAGATATTATCCTAGTTGACGATAATCACACTCCAATTAGCATTGACGACGCTACATCTTTCTTACATACATTAGTTGCTATCTATAGTAGTTCAGTAAATGAATACTATACAAAATATTCTCAATTGAAAACTAGTAGAACAGTGGAGTCATTAGTTAAATGAGTAATGGGGTTTTACTTTTTGCCCACAATAACAGTGAAATAAACTACGCTAAATTGGCTGTGTTTGCTGCTTCTAGGGTAAAAAAATTTTTAAATGTTCCTGTTAGCGTTGTAACAGATGATGCTGGTATTTTTGATGATCTAGATAAAACTGATCTAGACCAAATTTTAATTGTTGATAGTAGTGGATTAAAAAACAAAAAATATTTCAATGACGGAAGCAGTTATACTGCTCACTTAGAGTGGAAAAACACTACTAGGCATTCTGCTTTCAATTTAACTCCTTATGATAATACTTTAGTAATGGATGTTGATTATGTTGTAAATTCGACAACATTAAATTATTGTTGGAATCAGCCACATGATTTCTTAATTTATCAGCAAGGATTTGATCTAGCTCGATGGAGAAACGTCGATGAATTTACTCGAGTGGGTGAAAACGGAATTGATTTTTATTGGGCTACAGTTTTTTTCTTTAGAAAAAACGAAAATACAGAAATGTTCTTTTCTTTAGTTAACCACATTAAAGAAAATTGGACATATTATAAAATAGTTTATCAAGTTCATAGTTCAAACTTTAGAAATGACATAGCATTTAGTATCGCTATCCATATGCTTAATGGATTTGGTAGGAGTACGTTTGTTCATAAGTTGCCTGGAAAACTTTTTTATACTAGAGATAACGACGTTTTGTATAAAATTGATAATAGTGTAATGAACTTTTTAGTACAGAAAAAAGATTCTACACTAGATTTTACTCCAATAAAGACTTCAACAGTTGATGTTCATGTTATGAACAAATATAGTTTGTTAAGGCAGGTAGAAAATGTCTAATGGTCATGTTTTTGTAGCTCAAAATTCTGATGTAAATTACATTAGGCAAGCCTATGCGTTGGCTTTAAGTATTAAGGCACATAATAAATTATATAAAGATACATGTCTTATTACAAATGATCCTGTTCCCGAAGAATATAAACATGCGTTTGACCATATTGTAGCTATTCCTTGGGGAGACAAAGCCGAAGGTAGTCCGTGGAAAGTACAAAATAGATGGAAAGTAATTTATGCTAGTCCATTTAAAGAAAATATTGTATATGACACAGACATGATATTACTGAATAGTAATGATCATTGGTGGAAATATTTAGAACAGCGAGATTTATTTTTTACATCTAATGTTTTTAACTACAGGAATGAAATTATTTCTAGTGATTTTTATCGAAAAACATTTACAGCTAATAATCTTGCCAATGTTTATACAGGAGCATTTTACTTTAAAAAAGTAGATCGTTCATATGAATTTTTTAAATGGGTTGAAATTATTGTAGATAATTGGAAAAGTTTTTATTCGCATTTTTTAAAAAAACAACCACAAACTTTTTGTAGTATTGATGTTAGTGCTGCGTTAGCAATTAAGTTTATGGGATGTGAAGAAGATGTTATTACAAATACACATTTGCCTAGTTTTGTTCATATGAAGCCTGCCATACAAGGTTGGAATACTAATCCTCCTACATGGACAAGTTATGTTACTTCATTTTTTGATGATAACGGTAATTTAAAAGTAGGCAATTATCAACAACATGGTTTATTTCATTATGTTGAAGATGAGTTTTTAACTGATGAAATCGTTAATAAGTTGAGGTTATTATGTCAGAAGACGAACATATCTTAAGATACGGTAAGGCTTATTCTACTCTTTTTATTCATTACGACGATGAAGGATTTTGTCATCTAATTTCAAATACTAAAAGCAGTGTATATAAAAATTTTGAAATTGACTTATTTTTAGTAGAAGAATATATTACCGGCAAAAAAAGTTGTGCTGCACACAATATTGAGTATTTCTTTAATTTAAGCAAAGGAATAATTTTAAATGAAAGTGAGGCAGTGCCATATTCAAGAATACTTTTCCAAGTTATTCCAATTATAAATCAAACTGTTGATAGTGATGTAACTATTTGTCATCATATTAATGAAAAAGAATGGATAGTTAGTGTTGATGAAAAAATAAAAGAAAAGCTTGATATTATTCCGGGTCTTACATTTTACGTTTGTAAGAAAAATGATCCTCACTTTTTATACAGACAGTTCACAATTACTAGTGATCAATTAAAAAATGAATCTGTTAAAGTGAAATTTACTAGTGATATTGAAGAAAATTTAGATGTTATTAGCATAGCGTCTATTAAAAGATTTTCAAAATATGGTGTTAAGGAAAAACTATGAGTAAAATAAAAATCATCGAACAAGATATTGTGTTTTTAAGTTACGACGAACCCAATGCTGAAAAAAATTATGCTGATTTGTTAAAAAAAGTTCCTTGGGCTAAAAGAGTACATGGTGTAAAAGGTAGTGATGCTGCTCACAAGGCCTGTGCCGCAAAGAGTGAAACAGAATATTTTGTTACAGTAGATGCTGATAACATAGTTGAACCTAAATTTTTTAGTGTTGTTATTGATTTAGATGAGTTAGGGTTTGATGATAGTTATGTGTTTAGTTGGCAAGGAAAAGTTCATGTTAATAATTTAATGTACGGTAACGGTGGATTAAAACTTTGGACTAGAAAGTTTGTTAACGAAATGAAAACTCACGAAAACAGCGATCCAAGTGATCATAAAGGTCTTGTAGAATTTTGTTTCGATCATAGATACCATCAATTTGATGTAAACTATAGCACCACTTATACTAATGCCACTCCATTTCAGGCCTGGAGAGCTGGATTTAGAGAAGGCGTAAAAATGAGCCTAGATCAAGGTGCCAAAGTTACAGATATGAAAAAACAAGTATGGTGGGAAAACTATTATCGATTAATTACTTGGTGTAATGTTGGTAGAGATGTAGAAAATGGTTATTGGAGTATGCTAGGTGCTCGTGAAGGGTGCTATTTAACCAACTGTACTGATTGGGATTATGCCAATGTTAGGGATTTTGAATACCTAACTAATTATTGGAAAGAACATTGGGAAACTGTCGGCGATGAAATACCTCAAGAAAAACTATGGTATTACGGTAAAGAATTAAAACAGCAACATGGATTAGAGATAGCAGATTTATCTGCTGACGGGTCAGTGTACTATAAAAAAATGCACGATACATTGAGAAAGTACTTTAAATGAGTGAACAAGATAGAATTAAAACTATTAAACTAAAGGTAGAAAATGAAGTCGGGCCTACCTTTTGTTTAGCTAAATGGCATCACGTAACAATGTATCTTCAAACAGGAGAAACACATAGTTGTTATCATCCGCCACCTCATAAGATTCCGTTAATAGATGTACTTGAAAACCCTAGCGCTCTCCACAACACTGATCATAAAAAACAAGAACGTAAAGAAATGCTCGAAAGCAAAAAGCCATCGGGCTGTCAGTATTGCTGGAACATTGAAGCTATGGGACCTGATTATATCAGCGACAGACATATTCGTAATGCTAGTATTTTCACAGAAGAAAGATTTCAACAAACTGCGTTTGGCCCATGGGATCAAAATGTAAATCCAGAATACATAGAAATCAATTTTGGTAATGAGTGTAATTTTAAATGTGGATATTGTCATCCAAAATATAGTTCTAGATTTTTTAATGAAATTAAAGAAAACGGTCCAGTAACCACAGTTAAAAATCATAGATGCGACATTGATTGGATGAAGTTATATAGCAGAGAAGAAGACAATCCTTATGTAAATGCTTTTTGGAAATGGTGGCCAAGTTTGCGTAAAACTTTAAGTATTATGCGTGTAACTGGAGGCGAACCTTTGATGCATGTTAGCACTTGGAGATTGTTAGAAAAAATTAATAAAGATCCAATGCCTTGGCTGGAATTAAATGTTAATAGCAACCTCGGTGTTAAAAATTCTTTAGTTGATAGACTTGCCACTGAAGTAGAAGAACTAAAAACATCTAATAAAATTAGAAATTTTAAATTATTTACTAGCATGGACACATGGGGTCCTCGAGCAGAATACATAAGAACAGGGTTAGATTTGTCTGTATGGGAAGAAAATTTTCATACTTATCTAACAAAAACTACTAGTCCAATTACATTTATGATTACATTTAATATTTTAAGTGTAACTACTTTTAGATCTTTATTAGAAAAGATGTTAGAGTGGAGAAAACAATATGGGTGGTATGAAGATAAAAAAGAACATCGTGTAAGATTTGATACTCCGTATCTAAGAGATCCAATTCAATATGATATGAATATTTTACCTAAACAAGAATTTATGCCATACATGAGAGATCATTTAAAATTCATGGAAGATAATGTTGATGATAATGCCAGCGATAAATTTACTTCTGTAGAATTTGAAAAGTTTAAAAGGGTTGTAGATTATATGGATTCTACAAACTATACTAGAGAAAAATTAATTGAAGGAAGAAAAGATTTTTTTAATTGGTTTAACGCACTAGACACTCGTAGAGATACAAAGTTTCTCGATACTTTTCCTGAAATGGAAGCATTTTATAAACTTTGTGAGATAACTAATGAGCAATATGGATTCATTAAATAAACAAAAAATTAAAGATTTCTTTTTAAAAAAAAGCAAAGTCTTTTGTATGTTGCCTTGGATTCATTTACATACAACACCATACGGCACTGCAGCTCCATGTTGTATAGCAGAGTCTTGTAATGAAACTACTGGAGTAGGTAATAGTCGAACACAGTCATTAATCGAACTTGTCAATTCTGATAAAATGAAACAACTCAGATTAGACATGTTAGGCAGTAAAGAAAATAAAGAATGTGTAAAATGCTATCAGCACGATAAACAAAATATTCAAAGTTCAAGAGTCGCAACTATAGATGAATATAAAGAATATTTTGATGAAGTTCTTCCTAATACTAATCCTGATGGATCCCTAAAAGAATTTAAAATGCGGTATTACGATATTCGCTTTAGTAATATATGTAATTTTAAATGTAGGACATGCGGGTCGGGATTTAGTAGTCAGTGGGAGCAAGAAGATTTAAAATCAAAAGTAAGTTGGGCTAGACCTATACCTAAAAACGATAATCCTAATTTTCTCGAAGAGGTTAAGAATCAAATTTCAAATTTAAAAACTGCTTATTTTGCCGGCGGTGAACCACTTATTACCGAAGAGCATTATGTTTTGTTAGAGGAAATGATTCGAAAAAAATCTACTAAAGTTATATTGAGATATAACACAAATTTGAGTAACTTAAAATTTAAAGATAAAGATTTGCTTAGTTTATGGAAGCAATTTGAACACCCGATTAATGTATATGCTAGTATCGATCATTATGGAGAACGTGCTGAATATATTCGGCATGGAACCAATTGGGCTCAGATAGAAGAAAATTTATTGATTGTTAAAAAACAACCATTTATTGATTTTAGAATGAACACTGTGTTAAGTATTTTTAATTTTTGTACTATAGGTAATTTTTATCAATACCTTTTAGATAAAAATTTGTACACAAATAAAGATCGAGTTTATACATTGTATAATATGTCTGGACCTGAATATCTTACAGCACATGTATTGCCAGAAAAATTTAAAATGATCGGAAAGAATAGTTTAGAGTCGGCAATATCATTGTTAGAAAAAAATCATTTTAATTCATGGCACCTTGGACAATTAAAAGATGCCTTACCTTGGGCGTTACTTTTAAATACCTGGAATGAACAAAAAGATTTTTTTAGAAACGAAGTATTACGTTTGGATAAGTTACGTGGCGAGTCCTTTGAAAAAGTGTTTCCAGAATACGCCGAATTATTAGATTTTTAATGTTGGAGAACTAGATTGAATTTAGATAAAGAATTTTTATTAACAGAGAGTAAAGTTTTTTGTATGTTCCCTTGGATGCACTTAAATGTTACTCCAAAAGGAGATATATATCCCTGTTGTAGCAATAATTACACTACCCCGTTCGGCAATGTAAAAGAGTCATCTCTTAAAGAAGCATTTAATAACGATAAAATGAAAGAACTTCGTTTAAATATGCTCAATGAAAAAGAAAGTAAAATATGTGAATTTTGTTATAAGCATGAAAAAGACAGTATTCATAGTTTTCGTCATTACAGTAAAGAGCATTGGTCTAAAAACTTTGACGAATTAGTTCCTCAAACGCAGCCCGATGGAACTATGCCAGAATTTAAAATGCGATATTATGATATTAGATTTAGTAATATTTGTAATTTTAAGTGTAGAACTTGCGGAGCAGAATTTAGTAGTCAGTGGGCCGCAGAACAGCGAGCAAATCATAACCCGAACCATCCAATTGTTATCCATGCCGACGACAATCAAGGGCAGTTATTAGAAGAAGTACTTACTCATATTGAACATATTGATCTTGCCTATTTTGCCGGCGGAGAACCGCTTATTACTGATGAACATTATACTATCTTAGAAGAAATGATTCGTAAAGGAAGAACAGATGTCACTTTAAGATACAATACAAATGCTAGTAATATAAAATATAAAAATCATGACATTTTAGAATTGTGGAAATATTTTAAGAGAGTAGAATTAAGCTGTTCAATTGATCATTATGGTGCTCGTGCCGAATGGCTAAGACACGGAACAGATTGGGGAAAAGTTGAAAGTAATTTGTTAACTTTTAGAGATTTAGAGCAAGTACATTTTCAGATTAATACAGTGTTTAGCATTTTTAATTATCTTACATTGCCAGAATTTTATAATTACCTTAAAGAAAAAAATATTGTAAGACTTGATGATTGGTATCATAGTTTATACAGAGCAGTACATCCGCCTTATTACTGTGCTAAAAGTTTACCTAAAGAATTAAAAGAAACAGCGTATAATAAATGTAAAAAATTTGTTGAGCAAAATGGTCCGTCATGGGTTTTGTTAAACGCACTAACAACTGACGCAATGAATTTTGCCGCAGAAAGCCATACTTGGGCAGATAACAAAAAAACTTTTTTTATGCACACACTTTCTGCTGATAAAATTAGAGGAGAAGATTTTTTTACAACTTTTCCTGAATTAAACAAATTATCTATTTTGGTGGAATAAAATGAAGGATGTTGGCAATTTAATTAAAAACGGAAAACACTTTTGTATTCTTCCGTGGATGCACTTTCATGCTTGGCCTGATAAAAGAGTACTACCTTGTTGTATTGCTAATAGCAACGATGTTTATTCTCATATTAACGAAGATGAATCTATTTTAGAAATGATGAATAGTGAAAAATTCAAACAAATGAGATTGGCATTTTTAAACGATGAGCCTGTTAGCACTTGTCAACGTTGTTACGATTTAGAAGCATTAGGAACGACTACAATGCGTAATAGTCATAATGCTAATTGCCCAAGTCGAAACGGAGTTACTCCAGAATATGTCAAAGAAGTTACCAATGAAGATGGTAGTTTAAAAGAGTTTAAACTTCGATATATGGACATGCGGTTTAGCAATTTATGTAATATGAAATGTCGAAGTTGCGGACCTAGTTGTTCAAGCCAGTGGGCACAAGAGTTTATAGATCATAAGGGTGTTGATGTATTGAACAAACATTTTAATATGACTAAAATGGTAGTATCAAACAATGAAGATCAAGTCTTTATGACCAAATTAAAACCGTATTTAAAGGATGTAGTGGAGGTTTATTTTGCCGGCGGTGAAGTTATTATTACTCCTGAACATTACGAATGCCTTGATTATTGGATCGAGACTGGCGTAAATGAAACTATTGAATTAACGTATACTACTAATTTCAGTAGTTTGAAATACAAAGATAAAGATTTAATTGAGTATTGGAAAAAATTTCCCAAGTTAATTATATGGGCAAGTTTAGATGGTATGGGAAAACATGCTGAACTTATTCGTAAAGGTACTGACTGGGATAGAATAGAAAAGAATCTAAGAGATATTAAAGAATTAGTACCACATGCTAGATTTCAAATTACTCCTACAATTAGTATTTGGAATGTTTATCAGTTTCCTAAGTTTTTTGATTATCTCATTGACAATGAATTAATAGATAAAAACACAGCACCTAGATTTAATCTTGCTACTAGCCCGTGGTATGCTAATATAATGATTTTGCCTGAATTTAGTAAAGAAAAATTAACAAGATTATATAGAGAGTATATTCACAAATATTCATATAATAAATCTATTAGTGATGGTTTTAAAATGGTTCAGCAAAATTTAAAAAGTGGGGAGCCTAACAAAGGAGGAATTCAAGAGTTTATCAAGTTTAATGATGAGCTTGATAATTTACGAAATGAAAAAATTATTGATGTTGCTCCCGAATTAAAAGAGGTTTATCGATGGGCAAAAAGTTAATTTCAATATATGCTCCGGAACCCTATCTAGCAGTAACCTGGCAGGTTAATAATTTTTGTAATTACAAATGTAGTTACTGTAATCCTGGTAATTGGGGAGGGAGTCACAGGAATGATGATAATCTAGATGTTTATCTTAAAAATTTAGATACCATTATTACTAGATACAAGAATGTTGGATACAAACATTATAAATTTTTCTTTAGCGGAGGAGAGCCGACTGCTTGGAAAAATTTTATTCCTATTTGTGAATGGCTACGAGAAAAATTACCAAATTGTACTTTAGCTGTTAATACAAATTTAAGTCGTCCGTTAGCATGGTGGGAAAAACATTATCAATTGTTTGATGATGTAGTAGCTAGCTTTCATGTTGAATTTGCCGACAAAGAAAAATACAAAGAAAATAATATCTTTCTTTGCGACAAAGTAAATTATCTTTGTACCAAAATGTTGATGCACGAAGAAAGATTTTGGGAAATTGTAGAATATGGCAATCATCTTAAAACTGTAATGCCTAACTATTTTATAGAATGGACTCCGTTATTTGATGAAATGAGTGTTAACGCCGGCCCTTGGAAATATAAAGATGAAGAAAAAATGAAATTTATAAACGAACATAATGTTGAAATGAATTTCACTATTCCTAAGCCTTATAAAGAAAGCAAGGCAGTAAGCTGGAACAAATATGATGATGGCTCAAAATCTCCCACCAATAGCAATGAAATCATCGTAAACGGACAAAACTTTTTTAAAGGATGGATATGTAGTGTTGGAGATTGTATTTTTATAAATCCTACCGGAGAAGTAAGTTTAGCCAGTTGCGGGCAAGGTGATAGAGTTGGTCATATTTTAAATGATATTTCTAAAGTAGGCCCTAAACAAATTATTTGTGGTAAGGAACATTGTCATTGCGGAACAGACATTATTATTCCTAAATTTGAAAGGGTCTAAATGCCAATAATTAATAGAGTAATACCTTACTTACATAATGAAGGTATTGAACAAAGAGCTCAAAATACAATTTTTCAAATGAGCGAGTTTAAAGATTATAACTACTATTGGGTTGAATACGGAAATGACAAGTCCCTTAAACACTTGCCTGAAGTTTTAACAGAAACTATATTAGATGATATTAAACAAGGAAAGTTAATTTTAAGTTTATATAATTCTCACGAAGCATCTATTAATGTAGTTGATCCCATATACAAACATGCTGTAATTGATCTAGGAATACCGGAAGAATTTGTTCACATTTATACAGAATCTCCAACCCTTAAACAAGTAATACCGAACGTAGCTAAAAAATATAAGAAAAAGATATTGAAGTGTTTTAATGTATTCATGTTTGAACGAATGGCTAAAGATGATATTACTCACCTTAAATTAAATAGTAAACGAGAATTTATAACGCTTGAAAATAAAAAATATGTTAAGAAGTTTTTAAATTTTAATAGGCGTTGGAGAACTCAGCGTCCTTGTTTTGTAGCACATTTATTTTTAGAAAACATTTTAGATCTCGGTTATGTAAGTTTAGCAAAATCTGACGATTCGAGAGACTGGGAATCTGTGTGGAATTCTATGCTACATACACATAGTCATCATTTATCGCTGTTACAAAAGTTGCTTGACAATAAAGATAAAATATTTTCTATACCAGAATTATATTTAGATCAAAAAGATTTAACTATTAACCGAGCTAATTTATTGTTATCAACTGAGCAGTTATATCGTGATACTTATTTCAGTGTAGTGTCCGAAACTAATTTCTTTTATTCTGAAGAACCTGCAGTATTTTTAACAGAAAAAATTTTTAAACCAATAGCTCATAAGCATCCCTTTATTGTTATTAGTAGACCTAAAACACTTTCTTTATTAAAAGATTTAGGATATAAAACTTTTGAAAATATTATAGATGAATCTTATGATAATGAAAATGATGATGTTACTCGTATGATGATGGTGTTAGAAGAAACAAAACGGTTGTGTTATTTGTCTGATAATAAATTAGAAACATTTTTAGAAAAAGCAAGAACAATATGTAATTATAACTATCAAGTGTTAATGAGTAAAACAAATTTTGTAAGGGAAATAACAAATGATTCAAGATATTGATTTTTCTAAATATAAAAGATTTTTTGCTTTTGGTTGTAGTTTTACTGGATATTGTTGGCCTACATGGGCAGATATACTTGCTAAAGAAATGCCAAACGCTGAATTTTATAATTGCGGAAAATCCGGAGCAGGAAATCTTTTTATTTCTAGTAGGGCATTAGAGGCTAATTTAAAATTTAATTTTAATAAAGATGATTTAGTTGTTGTAATGTGGTCGACATTTTGTCGAGAAGATCGTTATTACAATAACTATTGGCATACTCCTGGGAATATTTTTACTCAACAAGAATATGATGAAAAATGGGTAAAAAAGTTCGCTGATCCTAAAGGTTATTTAATTAGAGATTTAAGTTTAATTACTTTAGCCACATCTTATCTAAAATCTTTGCCATGTACAGTTGTAACACTAGCTTCAACACCTTATTGGTATCAACAACATGAAGATTTTGATTATTCTAAGAAAGATGAAACAGACATAAAAGATATTCTTGATTCTTTTAAAGAAACTATTAATCAAACTCCTCAATGCCTATTTGATTTAGAAATGAAGGGTACATGGGACAACGGACATGTATACATATGGAACAAAAACGAAGTGGGCGATTATCATCCCAATCCGTGGAGATATCGTTGTTATTTGGAAAAATTGGGGTTTAATCTAACAGAAAAATCTGAAAAGTATGCTAAAGAAGCCACTAGTATGTTACATCGTACTAAAACAAGAGATGAAATATTATCTTTGTTTAATACAAACGAACACGGCGATGGCCATTTTTCGAAATGGTGGTAATGAAAAATATTAAATAAAAATTTACATAGGACAGAATATGAAAAAAGTTGCGATGATAGGTGTAGGAAAACTTGGACAAGATTGTGCCGAGGTTATGGCAGAACATTACGATGTTGTTGGGTACGATGTTGAACCACGAAATCCTGCTAATTTTAAAATGGCTGCCTCAATTGGAGAAGCAGTTAATAATAGAGACATAATCTTCATTGCGGCTCCTACTCCTCACGATCCAGTTTACGGTGGAGAAACACCAACTAGTCACTTACCAAATAAAGACTTTGACTACACTATTGTTAAAGGAATTTTAACAGAAGTTAATAAGCATGTCAATAAACGTCAATTAGTAGTATTGATTAGTACAGTTCTTCCAGGCACAGTTCGGGCACATCTTGAACCTCTTATTACAAATGCTCGTTTTATATACAATCCATATTTAATTGCTATGGGTACAGTAAAATGGGACATGGTTAATCCTGAGATGGTTATTATTGGAACAGAAGATGGTAGCATCACAGGAGATGCCGACGAGCTTATTAATTTTTATAAGCCATTTATGAAAAATAATCCTCGTTATGAAGTTGGAACTTGGGATGAAGCAGAGTCTATCAAGATTTTTTATAATACGTTTATTAGTACTAAACTTGCTTTAGTCAACATGATTCAAGATGTTGCTGAAATTAACGGTAATATTAATGTTGATGTTGTAACAAATGCTCTTAAGCGAAGTACATATCGAATCATGGGTCCTGCTTATATGAATGCTGGCCTTGGTGACGGTGGAGCATGCCATCCTAGAGATAATATTGCATTAAGATATCTAGCAGATCGACTTGATTTAGGTTATGATCTTTTTGATTCTATAATGAAAGCTAGAGAGCTACAAGCTAAGAGAATGGCAAAAAAGTGCCTTGAATATGGAAAGAATGTAACAATCCTTGGCAAGGCCTACAAGCCAGGAGTTCCATATACAATCGGTAGTCCGAGTTTGTTAGTTGGACATTATATTACTGAATTAGGCGGAAACGTACATTACTATGATCCAAATACAAATGACCTTGACATTAGAAAAGATTGGACAGATGTATATCTAATAGGATATTGGGATGAATGGGTAAAGCCAGCACTACCATCTGGATGTACCATTATTGATCCGTGGAGAAAAATTGAGGATATAGCGCCCGGCGAAACTTATGAAATAGTTCGATACGGCGATACTCGCAAAAAAAAAATTTAGAACTAACTAGTGATCAAATTTACGGATGTAAATTTGTTGCTAGAAATTATGTTCCAAATTTAGATGACGAGTATATTCATGTGTATGCTGGCACCTATGGTGGCCAGCATTTCTGTATGTTAGACACAGTAAATATGGTCAACAATATCAAACAAGAAATATCAAAAGGATACAAAAAAGTAATTTTTGATAATATAAATGAAGCAGTCTATTTTGATATAATAAGAAAAATACACAAAATAATTCGATTACTTGATAATCCTAACATTGAATATTACTATCTTTGCTCTGCGTATAACGGACAAGATGTTTATGAATCTTACTGTAAGAAGAATAAAATAAACCCTATATTAACAGTTAAATGTTCAAATCTATTTGAAGTTCATCAGAAGGGAAATCTAGAATATTATAATTCAATTACTAATTCTAGTTATGTTGAATATTCTCCAACACCAAAGTCAAAATTATTTTGTTGTTTTAACAAGATGCCAAGAGAGCATAGGATTAATATATTCTATAATATATTAAAAAGCGGATTCCTAGAAAAAACTTATTCTTCATTCCAATACGGGCATGATATTATAAATCAAACTTTTCGAGATAAACAACTCGTTGATACTTTTAAGCAACATAAAGATATATTCCCCTTAATGTTAAATATGTCAGACGAGCGTCAAAATCCAGTTGATGTCCGTCAAGGCGATTTTATATATCATTCAGATTCTTATTTTAGTTTAATAACTGAAACTTTATTTTATAAAGACTATATAGAAGCAGGTGAGTCTATATTTTTAACTGAAAAAACTTTTAGGCCAATTATTCACAAGCATCCTTTTATATTAGTTGCTCCTACCCATAGCCTTAAATATTTAGAAGATTTGGGTTATAAAACATTTAGTCCTTTTATCAATGAATCATATGATAGTATTGAAGATGATAATAAGAGATTTAACGAAGTTTGGAAAGAAGTAGAAAGATTATGTTCATTCTCTCCTAAAGAATGGTCAGAATGGCAACATGGTATAATTGACATAGTTAATCATAATTTTAAGATTCTAATGAATAAAAATTCTGGGATTATTAAATAAAAGTTAAATATTTTGTTAGGAGAATAATTTTGGATTTTAATTTAAAGGGATTGGCTAAAAAAGAAGTTGTTTTGCCTGAAAAGCCTCCTGAGGATCTGGCAGATGCACGTCATTTATCTATGATGAGAGCCATTGCGCCATATGCCAAAGCAACTGTACAAAAAAACTTAACACCAGTCTATGTAGATTATAAAACAAGAAATACAAAATTAGTGCTGGCATTGTGTCCCGAATGGAGTCCTTATATGCCTCCATTTAGTTTAGCTAGATTAAGTGGAGTAGCTAAGAGTGCCGGGTATGAAACACATATCATGGATTTAAATGTTAAGGCATACAGACAGCACCAAGAAGATTGGATTCCTAATAAAAAATTACCTTTTAGATTATGGGACCCTGCTGCCAGCTGGCACTGGTTAGGCGACACTTACTTAAAAGACATTCATCCAGTACTTGAACCGTTGTTAACTAAAGCTATAGATGATATTATAGAGTTAAATCCTCATGTAGTAGGATTTTCAATGTACTATATTTCTGAAGAGCCAACAAAATGGATGTGCCAAGAATTAAAACGCCGTGCTCCGCATATTAAAATTGCAGTAGGCGGACCTAATGCACACAAAAGTTGGTTTAACATACAGACTTATTATGACTATGTTGTTGTTGGTGAAGGAGAAGTAAATTTATTAAGGCTCCTAGAAGATATTGAAAATGGAAACGAACATACGGAAACTGTAATTCTGTCGCAACCCGAAGACGAGAGAGTAAACATTAATGGCCTCCCAATGCCAGATTACGAGAGTATTGATTTTAGTTTATATGATTTACCAAACGGAGTTAATACTGAAATTAGTAGAGGATGTACAGCCAAATGTACATTCTGCGAAGAAACACATTTTTGGAAATATCGACAACGACAAGCGGTGGATTTAGTTACCGAACTTGAATGGCTGTACTATAACAAGGGAACAGACGTTGTTTGGTTTATTGATAGTCTAGTTAACGGTAATTTAAAAGAACTTCGAGCATTTTGTAAAGCAGTTGAAGCAAAGGGTCTAAAAATTAATTGGACAGGATACTCAAGATGTGATGGCCGCATGGATCTAGAGTATTTTAAAGACTTAAAAGCTGGCGGCTGTATCATGTTAAATTACGGCATTGAAAGTGGTAGCCAACATGTACTAGATGATATGGCCAAGGGTGTTACTATCGCAGAGATGGAACAAAATTTTATAGATGGTAAAAAAGTTGGTATTTTTGCTGCTACTAATTGGATAGTAGGGTTTCCTACCGAAACATTACAAGACTTTGCTGACAGTATGACATTCTTATGGCGTATGCGTAATATGAATATTAATAATGTTGGTGCTGGTGTAGGGTATGGACTAGGCCCTGAAACAATTGTAGGACAAAATCCACATAAATTTAATATCAGTTGGCATAAGTATCAAAATCATTGGATTACTAGAGATTTTAAGAAAGGTGGCACTCATGTAATGACACGAGTAAAAACTTTTCATATGTTTCTTGATTTCATGACTGGCTGTACTGAAATTCCTTTTGGTTACCCTATAAGATTTAGTTTAGCTAAAGAACATTATAAAATAAAATTAGATAATCCAACTACAATAAAAGAAATTGAATATGAAAAATTTGATTATGAAATAATCAAAGCAAATATTAATCCTTTTGCCGATACTCTTGTAAACGAAATGTGGCCTTTCTTTAGAATGTTATGGAGAACTAGGGGCGGATATGAAGCAGAAGTATTATTTAATCCTGACATTGATCTAAGAGAATTTGGAAGTCAATACGGTCCTGGTATGTATAATGCTGTGTTTAAATTTAAAATTAATGATGCAGGAGAATGGACAGCTGATTTTAAATATAAATTTGATCAAATAGATAACCCTTATGATACTAGAGAACCTCCTCCTGTCGGCCGCAAAGGCCCGTTCTTTGCTCAAGATTATAGTAGAATGATGAGTAATACTGCTAAAAGAGCAAGAAAATTAGCAAAGCCTACGTGGGATATTGAAACAGGTCGCGACGGATCTGACTTCGGCGAATTGCTAGAAGAAGAGCATATTTTAAATAATACAATTGATTTTACCTTTCAATTTAGATACAGAGGAAAGGGCAATTGGGGTAACTTCAAAGATTACGAAGTTAAAGTATCAAATAAGTCTAATATGGAAGCCATTCCTGAAAAGCAAGACATGCACCTTTCTAATATTGTTATTCCTATCACTAGCATAAAAAGGAAGTTTGATGTCGTCGATAAATGACTTTGAAAAATTAATAGCTGATTATTTTAATGCTCCGTACGCAGTAACAACAGATTGTTGTACACATGCAATAGAACTTTGTTTAAGATATACGAAGCCGTCTTCGACAGTGTGTCCTACACATACTTATTTGAGTATTCCAATGACACTAATAAAACTTGGTATACCGTTCGAATGGAGTGATACTAATTGGCAAAGTTATTATTATTTAGGTAAAACTAATATTATAGATGCTGCTGTATATTGGAAACAAAATGGATATAAAGCAGGTACATTTATGTGTTTAAGTTTTCAATTCCGTAAACATTTAAATTTAGGTCGCGGAGGAATGATCTTAACGGATGATAAGAGTTCTGCTATAAAATTAAAAAAAATGAGTTATGACGGTAGGCTTCCTGACGTGCTATGGAAAGAACAAGATGTTGATATGATCGGATATCATTATTATATGACACCTGAAGTTGCTACTGAAGGAATTAAAAAATTTCATCAAGTAAAAGATATTGAGCCTAAATATTGGTCAAATCATGATTATCCTGATATAAGTAAAATGAAGGTATTTAATGTTAAGTAAAAATGAATGGGATCCTCTTAAAACAGTAATTGTTGGATCAGCTACTGATGCTACAATTCCTAGATTAGATATCAGTCTAAGAACAGTAAACTATGCTAGCGAAAAAAATGTAGACCAAATTCCAACAGGAAAATATCCTAAAAAAGTTATAGAAGAAGCTAACGAAGATTTAGAAAATTTTTGTAATTTTTTATTAGGCGAAGGAGTTGAAGTATTTAGACCTGATCCTAATTTTATTCCTAGCTACTATAATTATTGTCCAAGAGACATAGTGTTAGTTCATGACAATATAATTTTAGCAACTCCTAATCCGTTGTATGCTCGTCGTAACGAATACTATGCCATTAGTCATCATTTAAGTAAATTTGGAAACTTAACTGTAAAAACATGTAGCCACTCAAATAGTTTATACAATCCATTCTGTGTAGGTAATCCTGATATACTTGCCTTAAATGAAACCGAACCTGCGTTTGACGCAGCAAATATTTTACGAGATAATGATAATCTATATTATCTTGTTAGCAACAGCGGTAATAATCTAGGAGCAAAATATCTTCAAGAGCTTTGCCCAGATAAAAAAGTATGGACTATAGAAGGTGTATATAGTTATATGCACTTAGATAGTACTATTTGTTTGCTTAGAGAAGGATTAATGTTACTTAATCCTAGTAGAATTAAAAGTATAAAGCAACTACCTAAGCCTTTACAAAATTGGGATGTTATTTGGTGCCCAGAACCAGTTGATATAGGGCACCATCCGGGATACTGTAATGCCAGTGTTTGGATTAATATGAATCTTTTTAGCGTAAATACAAAGTTAGTTGCGCTAGAAGAAAACCAACACCCCTTACGTATTGAGCTAGAAAAACACGGAATAGAATGTGCTATGCTACCTATGAGACAGCAAAGAACATTAGGTGGCGGCTTTCATTGTGTAACACTTGATATAGTTAGACGATGATAATTAAGACTGGTCATATTAAACCGTTTTGGGACGAATCATACAAAAGTTTCAATTATGTAAAACAGCCAATTACTAATCACGAGGTTAAAGATTGGGAAAGTCAAGGATACGATTATGTAAAAAGTTTTACAGGATGGATGTATGATAATCGTAATCCTATGCCAGAATACTTGGATAAGTTTAATCAATTTGGATTAAAAAATCAAGTTTACTGTTTTTATCTAATGAAGACTTTAGAGATAATGCCTATACACTCAGACAAATATCTTAGATATATAGAATTGTTTAATGCTAATCCTTCTAAAGTGTGTAGAGTTTTATTAATGTTAGAAGACTGGAAATCTGGACATTACTTGGAAATAGACGGTAAAGGATATGTAAATTGGAAGCAGGGTGACTGGTTCATGTGGAACAATGATGTTCCCCATGCTGCTAGCAATATCGGAACAGCACCTAGATACACTTTACAAATAACTGGAGAGCTAGTTGAACAATCCTTTACAGAACACCCATTGGTTTAATTTTCCTGAAACAAAATCAAAAGAAGAAACATTGTCTAATCCTTTTTTAATTTCAACTATGAGATTAACAGGATTGGAAAAATTTCCTATTATCATTCATATGGGTAATGGTTATTTACAGGGACTAGAATCTTTTACTCACAGTCAAACTGAAATAAGATACCTAAATGAACAAGGTCTACATATTTTTTTATATGAACCATTATGTCAATTTTTAAAAGATAAAAGACATAATAGAGGTTTTTATACAGAATTTTTAACTGATGTAGATATTAATCTAGTCCGAGCTGAAGAATTAGAGTCTATAAAAAATTACGTCGAATGTAATCGATTAACAAATGTAGTTGTACATACATGTGATTACCAAGCCAACATTTTTTTCCCAATATATAAAGATTGTTTTAAAATAATATGTGATGATTTATTTCTTAAAAATTACTCTGTGTTTGAAACAAATATAAACAAGGATTTTAAAAAACACTTTATTTGTTTAAATTGGAGGCATACTAAGCATAGACATATAATAACATCTTTTTTAGCTAACGAGAATAGTTATTATAGTTGGTATTTTAAATCATCATTTGAAACTTTAAATGCTGATTTGTGGTTTAATTTTAACGAATGGAAACTACAAGAACATGAGTTATACGAACAAGTTAAATCTGGATTAGAAATTTTAAATGAAAACTGTCCTTCATTACTTGATATTAGCGAAGCTGAACCAATTGAAGTAACAGATTCCTGTTCTGCTTATTACCCTGTGAGCGTAAAATATTTTGGTCATAATAATCCTGCATTGGGAAATAATACAAATAAAATTTTAGAAAATTTTTACAATAATACTTTTTGTGATATTGTTAATGAAACAAGATTCGCTCAACACACTGGTAATTTTAGCGAAAAATTATTTCAGCCTATTAGATATATGACACCTTTTATTGTAGCAGCTCCGCCTGAAACTTTAAAGTACGCTAAAGAATACGGGTTTAAAACATTTAATGAATTTTGGAATGAAGATTATGATTTGTGTTTTAATCATGAAGAACGGATGATTAAAATTTTAAAATTGATTAAACAAATTGGATCTATGTCGTTGATAGAGTGTAAAAGTCTTTATGAAGCAATGATGCCTACTCTTAGGCATAATTATAATATACTTGTTGAAAAGTCGCCTTTTAAAGAAGTTCAAAAATTGTATATTTAATTATGGAAAAAATCATGTTAGTAGCTGGGTGTAGTCACGCAGCTGGATCTGAAATAGACGGTAGTCAAGATAGTGTTTACAATAGAAATCATTCATTTGGAAACATTTTAGCAGAAAAGTTAGGATATAGGCCCATTAACATTTCTAGTTGTGCTGCTGCTAACCCCACTATAGCAAGATTAGTTTTAGAGTGGTTTTCTCAAAATTATGATCCTAATACTATGAAAGTATTTGTATCTGTGTCTTGGACAGAAAGCTCTAGAATAGAAATTCCTAGTATCCAGGGAACTGATTATTCTTGTGCGAATAAAACAGCTGATTGGTTATCAACATATGACGCTAGATTTTTTAGAATTAATCAAGGATGGCCAGGTGGCGACGGGTATGAAAAACGTGTATTACCTTTTTATCAAAAATTTATTGCTGATAATTTAACATATTTAGAAATATTAAGTGCTAATTTAGTCTTACAGTTACAGTGGTTTTTTAAGTCTCAAAATATTAACTATGTAATGTCTAATACTATGCACATGTTTAATAGAGATAAGCATACCGAATTTTTCTTAAATATGATAGATAAATCTAAGTATCTAAATCATGATAACAATGATGAAGCATTTTATTGGAAATATAAAAACGCTGGATATGAAAATTTAAAAGCACAATATTGGCATCACGGAGAAGAACCTCATCGACTTTTCGCCGAAGAGTTGTATAATTTTATTACGGAATAAATTTTATGTATGATATTTTTGTAATTGGTAATAATTTAAATTGGAAAAAAATTAAAAATAAGTACCCATTTGCAAAAAAAGCAACAGATTTTAAAGAAGCAAAATCTAAATCTTTAACTCCTATGTTCTGGGCAGTATGGGATGACATTGATCTTAAAGAAGATTTTGATTTTACTATTAATTTGCCTAAGTGGGACGAGGAATATGTTCATGTTTGGAAAAATGCTGACTTCTATGATGGCCTTTCTCTTATACCAAAAAATAAGCATATATCTGATAAAGAAGTAAAATATAGATTTTTTACTGACAAAAAAGAAATTGACCTTGTTGCTAGTGAACCTAAGAAATATGATGTCTTTGAAATTGAGACATATGAGCAATATTTAGAAGCAATGGACAAGTCAACTACTGATATGTTTTGGATGACTAGTCCTAATTTAAAAGTAGCTGATGATTTTAAATTTGATTTATATATTACACATCACAATGCCTATGAGCGACAAGAAAATCACGCATTTGTACATTTAGTTAATGGAGAAAAATTATATAACGGTATTTTTCTTTTAAGCAAACACAAACCAGTTTCAAAGAAAGAAATTGAACATCGTTATATTATTGAGCGTAAAGAATGGGACATTGTAGCTTCTGGGCCGTGCGAATATGATAAATTTCTTGTCGATACATATGAACAGTATCTCGAAGCTAAATCTAAGTCACGTACTGAAATGTTCTGGGTTATTGCTAGTGACGTAAAAGTATTAGATGATTTTAAGTTCGACTTGTATTTTGAACATAACAATATCTATGATCGAGAAATAAATCATATTTTTAAAAACAGTGAATTTTATGATGGGTTAATGTTATTACCAAGGTCAAAAGAAATTAGCAAAAAAGAATTTGATTATAGCTCTATAGTTGATAAAAAAGAATATGATGTGCTGGCTAGTTTGCCTAAGAAGTTCGATAAATTTAATATTACAACATATCAAGACTACCTTGATGCTTGTGAGACATCAACTACTGGTATGTTTTGGGCCATTTGGTCAGATGTTGAGTTAGTGGAAGATTTTGATTTCGATTACTATGTTCCGAGGTACAATCGACATCTCCCACACGTATTTAGAAACGGTGATTACTTTGACGGTGTTTGCTTGTTTAGCAAATACCACAAAGTCACAGAAAAAGAATTTAAATATAGATTTTTTAGCGACAAGAAAGAAATTGACTATATTATCAGTTACCCAAAGAAATATGATATCTTTGAAATTGAAACATATGATCAATACTTAGAAGCAATTAAAAATTCTAATACAGATTTATTTTGGATGACTAGTCCTAACTTAAAAGTAGCTGATGATTTTAAATTTAACTTCCAGGGTACTAGATTTGAAAATCATGCCTTTGTTCATTTAGTCAATGATGAAAAACTTTATAATGGAATTTTTCTTTTAAGTAAGCATAGACCAGTAACACAAAAAGAAATTGAACATCGTTATATTATTGAGCGTAAAGAATGGGACATTGTAGCTTCGGAAGCTTGTCAATATGATGTCTTTGAAATTGATACTTATGAACAATATCTAGAAGCAATGAAAATGTCTAAAACAGAAATGTTTTGGATGACTAGTCCTAACTTAAAAGTAGCTGATGATTTTAAATTTGATGTCTATTTTAGTCATGAAAAGATTTATGATAGAAGTGAAAATCATACTTTCATTCACTTAGTTGGAGAAGAAAGATTATATAACGGTGTATTTCTTTTAAGTAAAAACAAGCCAATAACTAAGAAAGAAATAGAGCATCGCTATATTATTGAGCGTAAAGAATGGGATATAGTTGCTTCTGGCCCTTGTCAGTACGATAAGTTTATTGTTGATACATATGAACAGTATGTTGAAGCTAAAGCTAAATCTCGTACGGAAATGTTCTGGGCTATTCCTAGTGATGTAAACTTACACCCTGATTTTAAATTTGATGTATACTATCAGCATGATAAAATATTTGAAAGAACAGTTCATCACGCATATTTAAACGGTGCGTTTTATGACGGTGTGTTTTTAATTACAAAACATGCTGAAATTTCTAAAAAAGAATTTGATAACAAATTTATTCTTGCTCGCATGGAAGAAGAAACAATTGCTAGCGATCCAATTAAATTCGATGTTTACTACATTAATAGTTATAATGAATATTTAGAAGCATGTGAAACATCAACAACAAATATGTTTTGGTGTGTTTGGCCTGATGTAGAAGTGGTTGAAGATTTTGACTTTGATTACTATGTTCCTAGGTACAATCAACATATTACTCATATATTCAAGAATGACATACACTTTGATGGAATTTGCTTGTTTAGTAAAGATCATAAAGTCACAGAAAAAGAATTTAACTATCGATTCTTTAGCGAGAAGAAAGAAGTTGATTATGTTATCAGCTATCCTAAGAAATATGATATCTTTGAAATTGACACTTACGAACAATATTTAGAAGCAATGGACAAGTCAATTACTGACTTGTTCTGGATGACCACTGCTAACTTAAAACCAGCAGATGATTTCAATTTTGATCTTTATATTACACATCACAATGCCTATGAGCGACAAGAAAATCATGCCTTTGTTCATTTAGTCGAAGAAGAAAAATTGTATAACGGTGTGTTTCTTCTTAGTAAGAAAAAGCCTGTTAGCAAAAGAGAAATTGAAAATCGATACATTATGGAACGTAAAGAATGGGATATAGTTGCTTCAGGACCATGCGAATATGATAAATTTGTTGTTGATACATATGAACAATATGTTGAAGCTAAAGCTAAATCTCGTACGGAAATGTTCTGGGCTATTCCTAGCGGTGTTACTGTATTAGATGACTTTAAGTTTGATTTATATTTTGAACATAACAACATCTATGATAGAATGATGACACATATTTTTAGAAATAGTGAATTTCATGATGGTGTAATGTTGATTACTAAAAATAGAGAAATTAGCCAGCGTGAATTTGATTACGGGTTCATTGTAGCTAGGAAAGAATACGATGTATTAGCCAGCGTGCCTAAACAATTTGATAAATTTAATATTACAACTTATCAAGACTACCTTGATGCTTGTGAACAATCAACTACTGGTATGTTTTGGGCTGTGTGGTCAGATGTTGAGTTAGTTGAAGATTTTGACTTTGATTACTATGTTCCTAGGTACAATCAACATCTTCCTCATGTATTTAAAAATGGTGACTACTTTGACGGTATTTGCTTGTTCAGCAAATACCACAAAGTCACAGAAAAAGAATTTAAGTATAGATTCTTTAATGATAAAAAAGAAATTGACTATATTATCAGCTATCCTAAGAAGTATGATATCTTTGAAATTGAAACATATGATCAATACTTAGAAGCAATGGACAAATCAACTACTGACTTGTTCTGGATGACATCTCCTAATTTACAGCCAGTTAATGATTTTAAATTTGATCTGTACATTACACATCACAATGCCTATGAAAGACAAGAGAATCATGCCTTTGTTCATTTGGTAAATGATAAAAAACTTTATAATGGTATATTCCTTTTAAGTAAACATAAGACAGTTTCAAAGAAAGAAATCGAACATCGTTATATTGTTGAACGTAAAGAATGGGATATTGTAGCATCAGGTCCTTGCCAGTACGATAAGTTTGTAGCAGATACATATGAACAATACCTTGAAGCTAAAGCCAAGTCACGTACCGAAATGTTCTGGGTAACACATTCTAATATTAATGTATTAGATGACTTTAAGTTTGATTTATATTTTGATCACGACAACGTTTACGATAGAAATATAACACATATCTTTAGAAACAGTGAATTCTATGATGGCCTAATGCTTATGCCCAAGTCGAAAGATATTAGCCAGCGTGAATTTGATTATGGATTTATTGTTGATAGAAAAGAGTATGATATTTTGGCAAGTCTTCCTAAGAAGTTTGATAAATTTAATATTACAACTTATCAAGATTACCTCGATGCCTGTGAAAACTCAACTACTGGTATGTTTTGGGCTGTGTGGCCAGATGTTGACATAGTTGAAGATTTTGATTTCGACTATTATGTTCCTAAATATAACTATCATATCACTCATGTATTTAGAAATGATGAACATTTTGACGGCGTTTGTTTATTCAGCAAATATCATAAAGTCACAGAAAAAGAATTTAAGTATAGATTCTTTAATGACAAAAAAGAAATCGATTACATTATCAGTTATCCTAAGAAATATGATATTTTTGAAATTGATACGTATCAGCAATACTTAGAAGCAATGGACAAGTCAACTACTGACTTGTTCTGGATGACCACTGCTAACTTAAAACCAGCAGATGATTTCAATTTTGATTTGTACATATCCCATCATAATTTTTATGAACGCCGAGAGAACCATGCCTTTATACATAGAGTTAACGGTGAAGATTTGTATAACGGAATTTTTCTATTAAGTAAGAACAAACCTATTAGCGAAAAAGAAGTCACGTTCCGTTATCTTATAGAACGTAAAGAATGGGATATAGTTGCTTCAGGTCCATGCGAATATGATAAATTCGTTGTCGATACATATCAAGATTATCAGAATGCACTATCTAACTCTAGAACTGAAATGTTTTGGATGATACCTAGTGAAGTTGAACCAATAGACAATTTTAAATTTGATATTTATTTCCAGCATCATAACACGTATGACCGCACTATTAATCATAGTTTCAAACATTTGTTTAGAGGAGAAGAAAACTTTAACGGTATTTGTTTAATGTCTAAATCTATTCCTGTTGGCGAAAAAGAAATTAATTACAGATATCTTGTTGAGCGTAAAGAATGGGATGTTGTAGCTAGTAAGATGAAACCATATGACATTGTGTTTATTAGTTACAATGAAGTTAACGCTGATGCTACTTTTGAAAAATTAAAGAATTTATATCCGAGAATTAAACGTGTACACGGTGTTAAAGGAATCCATCAAGCACATATAAAGGCTGCTGAATTGTCTCAAACAGAAAACTTTTGGGTAGTAGACGGTGATGCTGAAATTGTAGATGATTTTAACTTTGACTACGAAATACCTGTTTGGGAAAGAGATACAGTACATGTTTGGAGAAGCCGAAACCCAATTAATAATCTAGTATACGGTTACGGTGGTGTTAAGTTACTTCCTAAACAACTCACTTTAAACATGGATGTGACTCGTCCTGACATGACAACTAGTATAAGTAAAAACTTTAAACCTGTACAAGTTATTAGTAATATTACAGCATTTAACACAGACGAATTTAGTACATGGAAGTCTGCCTTCCGCGAATGTGCTAAGTTAGCAGGTAAAGCTATTGATAGACAAGTTGATGCTGAAACAGAAGAAAGATTAAATGTATGGTGTACTCAAGGAGCAGATAAGCTTTATGGCGAATATGCTATCAAAGGTGCTCAAGCTGGTAGAAAGTTTGCTACAGAACAACCTGAAAACTTATTTAAGATAAACGATTTTGAATGGTTATACGAACAATATGAAAAAGATAACAGTAAATGAATTTGATGTAATTTATATTAGTTACGACGAACCTAACGCTGATCGTAATTACGCAGATCTTTGTTCTAAAATACCCTGGGCTAAAAGAGTACATGGTGTAAAAGGTAGTGATGCTGCACATAAAGCAGCAGCAAATTTATCTGAAACAGAAAGATTTATTACTGTTGACGGTGATAATGTTCTTACCGGTAATTTTTTAAATCAAGTTATAGAAGTAGAAGATAATTTTGATTTAGATAACTGTGTTATCAGCTGGCCTAGCTATAACATAATAAATGGTTTAATGTATGGCAATGGTGGAATAAAGTGTTGGCCAAAGCATGTAGTATTAGGAATGAAAACGCACGAGGCCGCACCCGCCGATAATGTCAAAAGTCAAATTGACTTTTGTTGGGACCTTACATATCTACCTTTAGATAAATGTTTTAGTGAAATTCATAATAACGGTAGTCCTCTTCAAGCTTGGAGAGCGGGATTTAGAGAAGGCGTCAAAATGAGTTTAGAACAAGGAGAACGAGTCAGCAAGCTCAAGGATGTGTGGCCTGGTAATTATCAAAGATTAGGAATATGGTCAATGGTAGGAGCAGACACAGATAATGGGCTATGGTCAATACTCGGTGCTAGACAAGGATGTTACATGACTCATTTTACAAATTGGGATTTTGTCAATGTAAGGGATTTTGATTATTTAAATCAATTTTTTGAGGACAAAGTTAGCGGAACCAATCCTTTAGATTTTGCCATAAAAATAGGGAATCTCATTAAAGATGAGCTCCCTATAGACGAACCTTTATCTCCAGTTCAAAGTAAATGGTTTAAGACATTTAATTTTAATATAACTAGAAAATCTGATTCAGTAAAACATTACAGTGATTGAGATAATGGAAATATCTCTGAAATAACTTTGCCGCAAGCCCGAGCAATTTCCATGTGTTCTTTTTGTGTGCCATTAGCACTACGTAAATCAATGTAGTGAATCCATGAACGTATAGTTCCATTCATATACATACGACTAACAGTAAGTCCTTCGGGTAAAACAGCACGAGCCTGTTCTTTGGCAATACCGTTGTCAATAGCCCATTTATACTCTTGCTTAACTGAAAATAAAACACGTTTTTGAGCACGTTCCCATTCATAGGCTAGCAGTTTTTGCTTCTCATCGGTCATATCAAATTCTACAGAGTTTTGACGATTCTTTGTGTCCTGGAATCGAGCTTCACGTAATACAAACGCCTCGTCAAGTTCAGCAGTAGGATCGGCGTACCTTTGACTAAATTCTTGAAAACTAAATGAACGATGACGTAAGATTTGACGAGCAATGTCTCTAGTAGTGGTAATTTCAATACAGGCATTTACCATTTCAAGAGGTGACCAATGTTGGTGCTTAATTAGATATTTGATTAGTTTTTCTGAAGTTTCTGTGTTAAATTGATTGCTAGGATTACTTACTCTGGCACAATAAGCAACTAAATCTAATGCGTCTTCAATGTTAAGATTTTTGAAATCTTCTGTTGGCTGACTGTAAGATACAAGTTTAATTTTCATTTTAACTTTTTATTTTTAAGAAATTTTTGAGTGTGTTTTGTAATATCTTTTTTAATTTTTTGTGTGTCTAACTGAAAGTCTATATTTTCAATATCAGATTCATATTGGTGGACCATCTCTTTAAATTGGGATTCAAATGAATCCCAATCGTCTACTTTATTTTTACTGACTTTTATTTCCCAAACTTTACCGTTTTTAAATGTTATATTAATACTGTTGAGGTAATTTAGTGGAACAACATTACAAGTTATTTCACCAAACACTTCGGGCCAGCGATCAATAATTTCTTTGGGAAGACTCTTCCCATTAACCACTTTTCTTCTTCGTCGGTACTAGTTCTTCAGCTTTTCTTCTAAATTCAGCTGCTTGTTTAGCTAACTTATCAGCTTGACTTCTATAAAATTTAGCTGTATCTTCTGGTGAACCAGAAGGGATGTCTAATGGTTGTTCTGGCTCGTTTACACTAGCAGAACTAGTTTTGGCTACATCATTAGTTTTTTTATTGTCAGTCAAATCTTTAACTTGAGCAACTTCGACGACTTCTAAATCTTTTTGTTTAACAGACAGATCTTCTCTAATAGCGAGGTCGTCAACTGCAACTCCTCGTTGTTCAGCAATAATTTGATTAAGCTCGGCTAACGAAATAGACACTTGAAAATTTGGTGTCATTTCTACTTGATCAGTAGGAACTTTAAGTAGACGTCTAGTAGCATGTAAGTTAGGTAACATGGTACTACCATCAGGAAACTTTGCTCTCGAGAGCGCTTCAGCAAATTCATTTACTGTTTGTCCTGATGTCGATTCGACTAATTGAATTAGCGCATCGTGTTTTTCGTCTTCTAAGTTTTCAGTTGGAACAATGAGGCAGCTATAAGCGTCACCTGGCAATGTTCTAAATGCTACTAGACATTTTTTTCCTGTAGCTCTAATTCGACCTACGTGTTTGAGATCTGCCATATTAAACTCCTTGTGTAGATTCTTCTACTTTAGGTTGACCTTGTTGTGCTTGGGCCGCACCTAAAAAGGAATTTAGTTTATCGAATAACGTTCCTACGCTAGATAATTCATTTGCTTTGAAAGCGCCGCGTTGTGTTACAACCTCTAGTATGTTTCTCATAGCCACTAAATCATTTAAATTTAGATCGACTGGCTTTTCTTGTTGTGTAGCTTGTTCTTCACTCATTGTTTTCCTCCTTGAGATTGCTTTGATGCTGTTTCTAAAAATGTAGTTAGTTTGTTATAAGCTTGTCCAACTACCATCATTTCACTAGGCTTAAAGGCACCTCTAGCACTAGCAACATCGATAATGCTTTTAAAAGATGCTAGGTCATTAAGTGTTAAAGAAGTAGAATCCGGTTGTGCCGGTGCTTCTTGTTGCTGGGTGGTTTCTTCAGTCATAAGTTCTCCTTATATTGATTATATATCCTTATAATTTATCTGTTAAGATAAATGTGGACAAGCAAGTCTGAAAAAGCTTAGTTCTTTTTCTTGCTCAAATCCAATTTTAGTAGTATAGACAACAGTGTTATCTATAACATCGATGCTTTGTCCAATATAATAACGACCGTTTAGATTTTGGTAAATCCATTTATCTAAGTTGGACAAAATTATTGTTGTATATTTGGGATGAGTAGTATAAAAGAAATGATAGGCCGGGAAGTTTACCTTCCTCAGGCCTAGAGCATTTAATGGATTTACTTTACCGTTTTTTAGTGCCATTAATTCTTAAACTCGTAATAAGCATAAGCACCAAACGGGGGTACAATAGTATTATTACCGTGAATTACAAAGAATGTATCGCAGTAGTTTTCATCGCCCCATGATCCAAACGGATATCCATCAGTGAACATGATGAACTTCTTAGGGTTAATGTCATGTTCTTTCATGTAATCCCAGTTACACATGAACTCGGTACCACCGCCACCTTTGATTTCATAATCCATGATATCATCACCGTAGCCGTCAAAGTCTTTTTCATTATAGACTCTGGTATCAAAGCACCAAAGTTTAATCTTGTAGTCTTTGTACTCGTCCATAATACCCTTGACTTCACTGATAAAGTCTTTAGCCTGGTCGTCACCAATTGAACCACTCATATCAATACCAATAACGATGTCAATGGTTTCATCATAGTTAGTACCAGGAAGGATGGCACTCATATGCCAAGCCTTGCGGTTTGGGCGCATAAAGGTATAGTCATTCTTAATGATGCTTTGGATTTGTTGGCGCAGGATTTCACGCCAATTCATCTTGGGCTCAGTAAGTTCCTTGATCATACGCTGGATCTCAGCGGGGG